TTTAAAACAGCATAATGTAGGATTTTCCAACAAAATTAAGACTTACAGCGTTTTTAAAACAGTATTCTGTAGGTAAGAGTTAAGGACTGCATTATGTGAGTATTTTTTTTCAATCGGAATGTATAACAATTAAAACATAAACAACATGAACGTATATGACTTTGCGCCTGACTTAGATTTGAGTAAGGAGGTAGAAGGTTCTATTTTTGGGGTGAAAGGAATAGGAGGTAGTGATAGTATAGAATATGCTAAGGTAGTTAGTTGTGTAGACGTTAAGGATTACAGTTGTGATAGGTGTATTTTTTATGATTGTTATAAGGATAAATGTTTATTATCGCGTAGTGTTAGTTGTGTAGAAGGAGACTGGCTTTGTAGGTACGAACAGGCTGCCATAGAGGGGGAGTAGGCGGCGCCTTGGGCTAAGGCCTGCGGTTGTAGGTGGAACGTAGGTCGGAGCAGAGCCGGAACAGTTTATTGTGGAACTAAAAAAAATAAAAAGGAGGAGATAGCGATATGAAAAAGGCATTTAAGATATTTTCTATTATGTTTGTCATAGAAATAGTGCTGATAGCTATTTTAGATGCTATGGCGTAAGTGAGAAAAATTTTTTCATTAATTTTCTTATGCTTTAGACAGAATGCTCCCATCTGCGAAGATCGGAGCATTTATTCAAAGACATTTACACGGCAAAGGCCGACGAATTATATCATCATGTCCTGGATAAATTCGGATGGGCGTGGCGTGATCCGAAATATAAGTCAGAAACAGAATTATGCGCGATGCTAAAGTGGGCAAAAGAAAAAGGCTTGACCATTGAAGAGTTAAGTATTTAATTGTTAAACATAAGGCAGTAGTGGTGCGTGAGTATAGGTGCTGCCGTTAAAATATTTTATAAGATGAAAAAAGAAGAGATTCAAACTATTTTATACACAATCAAAGAAGGAGACAGTATTAAAATCAAAGTACAAGACAAAAGTGAAGAGATAAGACTGCGGGATCATGTAAGAAGAGTACAGAAATACGGATACAGGTTTTGTTTGTCTCATTTACATGATGGAATTTTCTATCTGGAGAAGTTGAAAGAAGGGGATAAGGATAAATACTATAGAGTAATAAACAGAGGAAATGGAAAGACCGGAGTATAATAAGCTACGCAAAATGGCTAAGACTACTCCAGGTCTGATAGTGGACGAGGTGCAAAACATGATGCGTGTATCGCTATACGATAATGGGGAACTTAAGAAGGTGGTAGTAGTAATGAAATGCGATTCTTTTTTACAGTCAAAAAGTAACATAGAAAAGATAATGTTATTATCATCTTCTATAGAAGATAGAAAAAACAAAGAAAAAAATAAAACAAAATCAGAAAATGAACAGAATAACAAAAATAAGAGAAGGAATAGGAGGAAAACAGGTTGATTTGACCTTTTACGGGCGCTTTTGCAGCCTTGTTGAAGGTGATAGGAGTATAATACTAAAGGCAATAAAAAACGGTCGTAAAAAAGGCGTAATCGGAGCCATTCAGCCTGGGAGACATGATAGAATTTGGACCACATGGTCTATTGCTTTTGATGATTTGAAGGTAGGGGATACGGTAGAGTTCAGTACATCTGGAAAATACAATCCCGGATTTCATGCTACGGAAAAGTATGTAGGGTGTGTAGAATGGATAAGGGGATCGGAATGTGCGATAAAAACCGGTAAGGGAATAGCAGTAGTATTAATTAAACACATAGAAAGGGTGGTAAAATGATGGGGTTGAGGTAGAGAACTTCACAACTATAATGAGGGTCGTTTTTAAATACTTGCATGAAAATGAACGTAGAAAATAAATTAGATAAAGTGGTTAAGATCCTAAAAGAAAAAGGATTTATTGTGTATAAGAAAGGCGGGAAAGAGCCAGGTGTGTTTTATGCTAAAGAAGGCGACAGTCGAATAGGGTTCGTTTATCCAAACAACGGATATATATACGACAGGATAAAAATATGGTCTTTTTCAAGGGTGTATAAACCGCATAAGAAAACAGGGTCTTCGTGTTTAATGTGTGTCAGCGACGAATTTACTATAGAGAATGCGATTAAGAACATAGAGGATAGACTGTGGGTAAATTCCATAAAAGACGGTAACAGAAAACGACCAGAAGAATATAAAAATATAAGAGAATTTGTTGGTAGCTTCACTAAATTCTACAGCTCTGTAGAATTAGTTGAGGTTAAGTAGTTTCCATGCGAGTTAGTTGCCGGCACTGGTCTGTGAAGATAGGTGTCGTTTTTTTTTATTCAAGAAAGGAGAACAAAGATGGAGAAAAGAGACAGGGAGATGCCTTACGAGGTAGTCATACAGGAAAGAAAAAGAGTGGATTTATACGGTAACGTAGTGTATTATATCTACTGGTTTGATAAATATGGGAACGATATTACAAACGAATGGAAATTCTGGAGCAAGGGTCCGAAAAAGAAATACGATAGAGTTAATCGTTATCTAACGGATAGTTGGATAAAGGAATACTGTAAGAACAACAATTTAAAAATAAGTAGAATAAAGGAATGAAGCCAGGAAAGTATGTTATGGTAACAAACGAGCGTGGCGCCTTGGATGTTATAAAAGAAAAATTTGACAACATAAATATAGTGGAATATGGATCTGAATGAATTGTACAAAGAAATAGAAAAAGCAGAGGTTGATCTGAATGCAAAAAGATTAAAGTACATCAAAGAGGCATTAGCGGAGAACGGTGGAAGTATAAAGCTAAAATTTAAAGAATGGCGAGAAGCTAATAATACGTTTGACTTTGATGATCAGTTTCCGGTGATAATAGAAATTAATGGGATTCCTATGTTTTTAACGGAGGTGTATGTCAAAAAAAACGATTTTCGTATAGTTCTGCTGGATTATGATGATATGACTTTAGGTGATTATGATAATACAGGGGAAAATGAACAGGTTGCTTATTTTATTAACTATTGTTTAAATCAAGACAAAGATGGGAAAGAGTAGAAAAGATTATGAGAAGTTTCTTAACTCAATATCTCCAGATAGAGACGATGAGGCATGGATCATTGGAGGAAAGAACAGGTATTGCGGTAGAGAGAATTATGGCACTATGATCAAAAGGTATGATCCTATTGGTTTTAATGTAGGGTACAGAGAGTGGGCAGAACAGCCAGAGTAAGGTGGCGCCTGCCCTGCCATGAGGTCGGCCTGGCTGTCTGTGGCCAGGACCGTATATTAGTCAGATAGTGAACGACGAAAACAATACAAATGTTTGTTAATTATGAGAGTAGAAGATTTAACGAAGTTTGAAGGAGAATGCCCTAACATAGTCATATTTGGTACATATATGGATATTAGGGTTCCATTAACGAAGAAATGGAAGAAAATTATTAACGAGAGAGGAGATAAGCCAAACACGTATCATAACTGTTTGATTAGTTATATCTCAGAGCAGATCGCGTTGTCCGGATTCAACATGAAAAGCATTGGGAACTTGTTAATAAAGGGAATAGTTTTCAATCAAAACGATTACTATAAGTATAACGACGTAGGAGGATTCCCGGCGACTATCAACGATTTGGGATATCGGGATAAAAACAGGGTAGAGCTAAATGAAGATTTTCACACTGTTAGGCTATTTAATACAGTAAGTGTATATGGATTGATGTTTGGACCCATAAAACAAAATAATTTCATTACGCTGGAAAACGATATAATGCAGATTAATATTGGCAGTATAACTTATATTTAAAGAGATAAATTAACATGAAAACGAAGATAGAAAACCTAAGTTTTATAGTCCTGATATCTTTCCAGTTTGGTATAGGAACAGATAAGACATATTCATCCGAAGCTATATCAGATTTGAAAAAGGGTAAATACTTCATAGATAAATGTTCAAGTAGAGACGTAATACCTTTAGAAGAAAGTGATAATGGGTGCGTAGAACATAATTATGTAGGGCGTATAAATTTAGAGGGACTAAATAAACTGTTATGGAATTGGATTTATCCAGACAGCATAACCAATACAGGTGGAAGTCTGACTCTTCAGTATGGATTATGCGAAGCCATCATGTTTGAAGGAACAATAAAACAAAAACATGGCGTAGATACGAGTCTTACCATATATAAGATGAACAAAGCTATAACAGGGAAGAGTGATACGTATCCGTTGCCATACAGATGTCAGATAGCAGAAGGAATGGCGGGGTATTGCACGTATAGTGTATGTGTGACTCCTGTAGAGGAAACGAATGGAGAATATGAATTATGTGAAGAGGTTTTTGATTTCTTTGAATCAATACAAAAACACCCATGTTGCGATTGGGAACAAGATTTTGACGAGTTCTTTTACAACGATAATGATTAGGATATGACATTCAAAGAATTTATGAAAGAAGTAGGCTATGATCTGATGACTACCTTTTGGGAAGATTTCAGCATAGCTGATAAGTATGGAGTGCCTGGAATCAAGGATACCTATAAACGAGCGTTTAATGAATGGAAAGGTAATTATAAAAACATTGGAAGAACGGATACAAATGTGGAAGTCTGGCGAGATTTCCCAGTTGAGTTATTATTGTTGGTTTGAGAATGATCAGCCGAACGTATGGTTGCGTATTAAGAATGGAAAAATCGAAACCAGTAAGGGCATCAAAGTAGAACTAACTGAAGCTGAAAGACTTTGGAGATTGATTAAGGTCTTCCATAATGGCGGTCAGTTCCAGCACGATTTGGCATTGGATGTAACCGGTCATAGATGGGCATTCAATCGATATGAAAACGATATGCTGACTGCCGGATGTCACCGGATTGCATATAATGAGATGGAAAGTATTGCGAAACAACTGGGATGGGCGTAAGTGCTCATCCTTATAAAAAGAAGGATAAAAACCAAATAAATACAAATAAGATTATGAAACAGAATATGACAACAATACCATTTGACTTGGAATTGGCGAAGAAAATCAACAATGGTGAATATAATGGAACAATAGTGACATCCGGCAGAAATTTTAGAGTAGAGTTTGTGTATTATAAAGAAGATGGAATATATCCAATTCTGGGAGTGGTTCATACTGATCACGGTATAATATCGGATTGGTTCTCTTCTAATGGATGCGGCTCTAAAAATTACAGACTTGAACTTGGAGTTCCAGAATATACGACATTTAAGGATGGAGATATATTAAGTAATGAAGGTGGTGATTGTATCTTTATCTTAAATACACATGGAGAATATCTAACATCTTTGTATGCCTCTTTAGATATAGACGGTAATCTTGATATGGAAGATGGTCTATGTGCTTGGGGGAATCACATAGAAAAATACAAATTTGCCACTGAGTCCGAAAGACAAAAGTTGGTTGACGCATTAAAGGCAAGCAAAGAACCTAAAGCTAAAGAGTATCTGAAACGCTTCTTCGGGATTAAAGAAGAGCCGAAATATGAGTTTAAGCCGTTTGATAAAGTGCTGGTAAGAAAAGAAGGAAATAAAAAATGGAATATCAGTTTGTTTGCAAGGGAAATTGTGGACGATTATAATAGATTGCCTTATAAGTACGAATGTTCTAATGGAACATTATGGGATTATTGTATTCATTTTGAGGGTAACGAGCATCTTTTAGGAACTGATGAGGCGCTTTAATGTACGCAAATTGGAGTTGCAAGAATATCTGTCCCCAGATATTTTGAAAATGGAACATATATGAAAATAGAATACATACAAAAATGTAAATGCGGTGCAGTCACTATCAGATTTGATAATAGTGCTTCGAATAGCATGTTTTGGGAAACATTTGAAAAATTGGATTTGGATACTGGTGATGCCACATGACTTCACCAGTCCTACTGCTGCGACCACTGTGTCAACCATTGGGGAATAGGCTTATGCGGGTGTGGATCAGGACAGAAGGTAGGAAAATGTGAATGTGGATCCCAAAAGGCACATGATATATTAGGGGTTAAATATGATTCGTTTGGAGCAATATTAAAAAACTTTGGATAATGGATATAGTAAGTAAATACACCGCCTTGTTAGGACAACAGAAGCTAAAAGAATCATTTGTGAAAGATTTGGAGCTTGTATTATCAAGAAAAAATCCTAATATAGAAAAAGGGAAACTTAATTTCATTCGTTATTCAGAAATGAAAAATTGGAGTGTAAGAGAGTTGTTTGGTGAAGACTTGGAACAAGCTGATAGGGCTTTAATAAACAAGGTGTATCATATGCTATTTGATATAGGTTCGGATTTTGAATCGGTTATAAGAATGCTATATAGCTTTCGTAACGGACCTAAATCGGGGATAAAAGTGGCGGATCCAGAGGATAATTACGAATGGACTAACAAGGACGGAAATGAAAAATATTCTACTAAAAATCTCCCAAAAGCGCATTTTAGATGGGATTGGAGAAGATATACCTTATCAAAAGAATCCGTTGATAAAATAACGGAGTTTGTAGACACCATATTAGAATCATAGAGAAATTATGAACGAAGTAATTTTAAGCAACATGTTAGGATGTCAGACATATTGTATATCAGACAGTCCTTCGAATAGATACTGTCTTATTGGACCTATTGAGTGCAATGAGAAGTTAATAGAAGTGTTTAAGAAGGGGATAACAGTAAAACTCAAATACGTGGAAAAACGAGTCCTGGATACATTTACGGACAACGGAATCGACCTGAGTAATTACACTCATTGTATTATTGTGAAGCGGAATTTTTATCTCGCTTGGTAACGGCAAAACATAAGCAATATGAATAATTTTGTAATAGATACTCCAGATAATTTCTGGCAAATAAGATGGCTTGACAAGTATATGGAAGGCCACAAAGGATTCATAGCTGGTGGATGTTTTAAAAATATCCTTTCCGGAGAAAGAGTAAAAGACATTGATATTTTCTTTGAAAGTGAAAGCGATTTTCAGGAGGCTATTGATTCGTTCAATGATGAAAAACATCAGAAAGAAGGATGGAAATTTAAGTACAGAAATGAGAAGGTATGTGCGTTCCAGAAAGAGGGAGAAAAGGTATGGATAGAGTTCATAGAGTCAGAGTTTGGAAAGCCGAAAGAGATTCTTAGGAGCTTCGATTTTACTGTGACAAAAATGGCTTACTATAAGGAGCCCAAATACGAAGAAAAAGAAGATGATTATTTTCCATTCTCATCCGCAAGCATAGTAGCATACGAGTACAAACTACTCTATCATGAGAAATTCTTCGAACATCTTCATATGAAGAGGCTGGTCATTGACGAAAATATTCCTTTTCCAGTAAGCACATGGGAGCGCTCATATCGGTATAAAGGATATGGTTACAATATGTGCCGGGAGACAAAGAAAAAACTTCTACAGGCTATTAAAGGTGTAAACGTAGAGGAGGAAGATGTATCTTTGTGCACTACTGGAGGATGGGATTAACTTATAAAACATAGACATATGAATACATCATTTGAGAAATCTAAAAACAGTACAGATGAATGGTACACACCTAAAGAAATTATAGACGCTTTAGGGGAATTTGATTTAGATCCATGTGCGCCTATGCGTCCGTTATGGAGGACAGCCAGGGTTATGTATAACAAAGAGCAAGATGGATTAAAACAAAAATGGGAAGGAAGGGTATGGTTAAACCCACCTTATTCAAGACCGACTATAGAGCATTTTATTACTCGTATGGTAGAGCACAATAATGGAATAGCTCTTCTTTTTAATCGTCTTGACAATAAGATGTTTCAGAATGTTGTATTCCCGAAAGCAAAAGGTATATTGTTCATGAAAGGAAGGATAAAATTCCACAGAGAAGATGGAACAATAGGTGAAAGTCCAGGATGTGGGTCTATTCTGGTTGCATTCGGCGAAGAGAATGCGGAAACATCAAGATCTTCTAATATTGAAGGAAGATATATACAGGTCAATCAAGAACCGTGTAACACCCATGTAGATTGGGAACAACGTAGATACGAGATGGCAAAAACCATGCTTCCGATCACAGCCGTATCAGGACATGGACCTCATGGTGAATTAATATTGGAAGCGTGTGATAAGGCGGCTGAATTAGCTGTAATATACGCAGATGCTTTAATTAAAGAACTGAAATGAAATCAACAGTACATGCTTATCTTGAGAATGATTATAGATTTTATAGACTTCCTCTATTTAAAGCTACGGCTGTAAAATACGGATGGAATAATTCTATAGAGGAAGATAGTGGGAGAGGAAAAATATAATTCAAAGTATTAAGTAGATATATTATGAGCGCAAGTAAAGAATACAAGGCAGTAAGAAACTGCATACTAAATGAACTTCACCTTACCAAAGAAGATATAATCAAAAACATAGAATCATTATTGGAAAAACTTGTAAAAAGGTGTATGCATAATACGTACGGAGGAAACAATCAGATAGAACATTGGATCAGATGTATGGTAAACGATGAGCTTAAACAAAGGGATTATGGTTTTGTAGAAAGAATAAGCAAGGAAGTCGTGAAAGCTCATGTGCTGAATGAGTTGAACATAATCGTAAGACCCAAAAATGAAAGATGCGTATGCGAAAATAGAGTGCCATCAAGAAAAGATGGTTTGTATCTAATCTACGGGAACGGACACGTAGAGCCGTTTACCGGCGATAACTCCAAAGATTGTGTACGATACATCGGGTTGAAGCACAGATACATGTCATTTGCAATCTCACTGACGGAGCATGATATCGTACAATTGCTTGACGATGATAGCCGTGAAGAATCCGGAAGTGGGACATATTATGAACGTGAATGTGATGCGCTGTTTGACATTGACGGACGCGGCAATACGGAACGCCTTGTAGCCAGAAATCCAAAATTGAGAAATCTGCTGGAAGATGGCGAGTATATACCATCTCTTGGTCAATTAAATTTAATGGCCCATTATATGGACGAACTAAACAAAGCATTCACTTATGTTTCGGCATCTCCCCTCTCCTCGACGTGGTATTGGTCCAGTACTGAGAGCAGCCAGGCCGTCGCGTGGTACGTGGTCTTCTCCAGTGGCCTCACGGGCACCGGCAACAAGCACATCGGAGACATGGTTCGGACGGTAATTGATTTTTAAAAAGGATTACAATGATAACATCAGTAAAAATAAAAGACAATACGAAAACTCCATTTGAATATGTTTCTGACATAGAAGCGTTTGAAAATGGCAGAGAATTTATTTTCAAGCCAGGAGTGAATGTGATTGTAGGTAAAAACGGTAGTGGAAAATCAACTTTGCTTAACATCATATCAATGTATGCGTTATGTGAGAAATCCATGTGCTCTGAAATACCGATCGAGGCACTGGATTTTCCACCTATATTTGATGATGATGACAAGGTTCTTGATGGGATTGACATATCATCCGATTATGCAGGGAAAGTATTCCGTTTATTACCGTTAATAGAGACAGATAGAAACAATGTATTGAAAAACATCAACAATTTCGATTTGTATGCAAATAGTATTCAAAAATCTTATGGAGAGAAAGTGGTGTTATCATTGGAATCGCTTTTCAATTTAATGTTTAGTCAGAAGGATTATACGTTTCCAATACAAGATCTTGTAGAATACAAGAAAAAATCAAATGCGTTTTGGATTAAAAGAATTGATAACCTGTTGAAGTATTATAAAAGAAACCGCATAGCATTAACAAAAAGCAGTTTTGAATACACGGTTCTCATGGATGAGCCAGACAGGAATCTTGATATTGACAACATAATGCAGATTTACAATGTATTGTCATTTCATAAACCACAAACACAAATTATAGCCATAGTACACAATCCGGCATTGATTTACAAGTTAAGCAAATTAGATTGTGTGAATTTCATAGAGATGACAGAAGGATATCTTAATAAAACTTGTATATTTATGTCCAATTAAATATTTTCAACAATGAACTATTTTGTATTAATGGGGAGAAGAATCCCAAAGCAAGCCATAACAGGCTTCAGATTCCAAAATGAAACAGACAACATTCGTCCTTTCCTATCAATCAGGATAAGAGGGAAGGAGGAAATTATACCCTTTAAAGATAAAAGGGAAATACTGTCCGTGAAAGCGCATTTGTGTTCTGTCTTCTCCGGATTTGTGAAAATAGGCGACTGGTATCTCAAGATGTCGGAAATCAAGGAATATAAACCGGTAACTGCCGAGGATATGAATCCCTACATTTTATTCAAAACATCTAAGTTTGGGAACATAAAAGTTCGTTTCCCAAAAGATGAAGATATGAATGCGGAATTATTGGTATTGGATCAACTTTTTGATGTGGAATGAATTAGTAATCACCTTTTATAAATCAAGCTATGACCTGGAAAGAATTGAAAGACAAAATATCTCTTATGACAGAAGAAGAGCAACAGCAAGAAGTTGCAGTTTGGGGAGAATATCTGAATTTGATGAAAGATTGCTCCTTGGAGAAAACAAATGAGAATATGTACTACAACTCTGAATGGGATTATACTCGTGAAGAGAGTGAATTGGAACCGGAAGACAAGAATGACCCTGATGTACATAAGGTATATGAAGCAGGAATGCATTATATTTATTCAAATTGATTTTAAAAAGATCTGATTATGGCAGCATTAACAACACTAAATATAACGGAAAATAATGCTAACAATAGTTTGTCTGTAACTGTTAAAGTGAATGTCACCAAAGAAGGAGTGTTTACCACTACCTTGTCAAAAGAAGATGTGGACAAGATTCATTCTTATGGGATCAAATTACCTACAAACAGATTAGGCAACGAAGGATATTTCAATAGTATAGCACTTTCTGATTTGGAAAGTCAAATCAGGGAAGTTCTGAAGAGATGTTTGAGTTATAAAATAGTAGAAGAAGTGCCTGTTATTAAGTATCAACTGGAAACGAATTGCATGTTTTCCTATGACAAAAACGGAAATATTGTCCCTAACCCCTCTAAGGAATGGACAGGAGGCGATGAAAATGGAAAATGGAGGGATGGAACTTCCCGTTTAGATGCCTTAAACACCCAACCTTTCGGTTTTAGTGTTTATGCAAAACCATTTCTAAAAAGAGTAATTGAATATGGAAATGGAGAGACAAAAGTAGAATACAGCAGGTTAAATACAGAAAAAGGAACTTATGCGCACTGGCTGAATTGTGTAACGAGCATATCATACAATAGACATAAACAGGTAATGGAAGTGGAGTGTAACGAATGTACCTCGAAATTATTCGTTGATATGATCAAGTCCATTTGTAATATAAGCGAACAAGTTAAGAGTTTTGTCAATCCAGAACAAATAAAAGCAATTGCGGAGTCAAATGAACCGATTTTGCTTTTATCTAACAACTGAAAAATCATGAGGTATGTATGTGTTTTTATCTGCTTTCTGTTATGGCTTATTTTTACGTTGTTATTATCATTCACTGTCATAGGATTGGTTATAAGCGTGAGTGATGAATGGCAGGAAATGGGTGACAAAATAATAGATAAACTTTAATAAAATATGAATAAGAACATAATCAACAACGCTCAACTTTTAGAGATTAAAACTAAGATTAGACAACTTGGAGCAATGATGAATGCATATCAATGCAGGTTTGTGGTTTCTTCGGGTCAATTGTTTTTTGTGGATGATGAATATGCTGGAACGGTTAAACTGACTAATCTTGATAATGGAGAATCTAACATATCATTCCCTTCATGTGACGATGGATTGATAATCAATCCAGCCGATAAGCATATTAAATAATTTCAAAACTAAAAATATTTAAATTAATTAAACAATAATAAGACATGAAACAAGATATAGAATATGCTGTTCCTCTTTTTAAAGCTGGTGCAAAATGGCGCATTAACAGCGTGTGGCACGATGCAAGAGAAAAGCCAGACAAAGGGAAGCTGCTCATTGTGGAGGATATTGACGGTGCTTATGATTTGGTCTATTTAACCAAGAGCAAGCCATGGGAAGAACTTTCAGAAAAGGATCATTATATGCGCTGGGCATACATCGAGGACTTGCTCCCATGCGAAGAAGAAAGGGGGTGATAATGAATAAAAAATTAAGAAATGCCATAAAGAAAGCAGAAAACAAACAAAACGAAGCGGACCTTGCACTGCAATCCATTTGGGGACATCTTGCTTTCTCAGGATTTAGAGATAATGAGCCTAATTTGAGCATGGCTTCAGGAAATGAAATCATACTTGAATGGAACGGTTCAGAAATGAATGCGAATGAGATTATAGACCGTATGGAATCAGTAGGATATATAACTCCCGATGATTTTATTGGAGGTTAGATTAAAGTATAAAATTATGAAAAGAGAAGATATTGAAAAAGCAGCAAAGATTTATCAAGAACAAGAAAAAGATCATGATATCTGGGCAGGTAAAGACTTAAGAAGAAAATATGAAAGGTTATGACCGACAGAGAACTTCTTGAAGAAAACAATAAGATGTTAAAGGAAATTCTAAGTTTTGTGAGAAAAGTTGATTCTGCTGAATACAGGGATCATCAAGACTTTATGGAATTTCTTAGAAATGTGGCAGCCGATATATGGGTTGAATATACGGAGCCCGAACAAAGAGGTAGATTGTTTAATTTAATAAATAAAAAGAAATGAAAACAGTTTTTGATTTAAGCAGAGATGAGATTGTGTCATTGACATGCAAAGAGATATATCTGTATATAGACAAAGAGCTTGCTGGTAAAGGTATTCCAATTGAAGCTAAAAACTGGAATATAAAGAACAAAAAAGAAGTCGTGTATCCAAGAACTGGAGTTCCGGTATTTATGTTAAAAGATATCGGCATCGGTTTTAGAACCATAGAAGGTGCAACTGAGGTGGCTAATTTGCTTGTCAAGTATAATGCATTTAAAACAGAATCGAGATATCTGGCAGGATCGTATGAACAGTTTTGGATCATGAAGGAGGGTGTTTGCCCGGCTGTTAAAGGAGAAACAGGATATAGCAAGGAAGAGTTTGATAAGATAGATGAGAAAAATAAAAACCCTGAATTGACAAGTATAAATACCTTCAATGACACCGTGAAAAAAGCCAATGAAATTAAAGACAGGGTGTTGAAATACGTGTACAACATAAAACAAGAGCGTTCATATAACAATGACCTGGTTGGTATCTTTGAAAGGTATAAAGATATAGCAGACGGTGATATGGAGGTAGCTATGAATTTTATTAAGGAAGCCTATCCATTCAATGAAGAAACAGAGTCGTTTATCAGAAAAAAGTTTGACATGCCTATACCGGACGAATCAAAAGAGCAGTAATTAAGCTAAATTAAATCATTTTGAATCTTTTTTATTATCAAAAGACATATCTTTGCCCAAAAAAAACAAACATAATGGAAGAAAAAGAGATAAAAGAAGCTATGATTGAAGCCCTGACGCACTTAGAGGGGTGTAAGTATTTCGTGGCTACGATAGTAAATGAAGAGGAAAGAAGATTTGATATGAGCCAAAGAATGTCACAGCATCAATTGGCGTTAGTTATAAAAGGTATCTTATCTAATAATGAGATGATGATGATGGACGTTTTGCAGTGGTGTTCTGAAAGATTTAAAAATAGTATAGAGAAAGGAAAGAAATCAACTAATTAAATATTAATACAATGAATCGCTGGTTTGAAATTACGATAAAAGCCGAGATTGATAATATCGAGAACGGCAAAAAAAAGAAAGTAACTGAAAAGTATTTGGTGGATGCCTTGTCTTATACAGAGGCAGAATCAAGATCGTTGGAGATCTTTAAGGATTTGTACAATTCTTTCGAGGTTGTAAAAATTAACCCTATTAAAGTGTCAGAAATCTTTTTCAACGGAGAAGCTGAGTACTGGTATAAGTGCAAGGTGAATTACATTACACTGGATGAAAAGAAAGGTAAAGAAAAGAAAACGCCATGCTATATGTATGTCCAAGCCGGCAATCCTAAAGACGCCGAAGCTGTGTTGACTAAAGGTATGCAGGGTACGTTGGGAGACTGGAATTGCGAGTCTATTGCTGAAACAAAGATCATTGAAGTGTTTAAATACGATCTGCAAAAAGGTGTAGAAAAATTGGGAGAAAAGAAAACTGATGAGTGATGTTGTTTCCCGTGTAGCACTTGCGACGGCAATTGTATTATTGGTAGTAGCAGGTGCTACTTTGTTGATAGTGATTAAGACCGAAGAAGTACCGAGATGGTTAATGAACTTACCATATACGTTATCTTTAACGGCAGTATCCTTTTCAATTATATCACTTGTATTGAAATATAGAGAGTGGAAAAGAAATTGTACGTCTGCGAAAGATGCGGACGAAAAGTGATGATAAGAAGTCATGGCTTATGCCAGGCTTGCAGGAGTAAAGAGTTGACTCCGAAGAAAAAAAACAGAATTACATCCATTAAAAACAGCAGCAAGAAGAAAAAGTTAGAGAGCCCGGATTTATCCGGGTTTTTTCGTCTTATGCTGGAAGAGTTAAATAATAGTCGGATGTCTATGACCGGTAAGGCTATTCATTTTCCTACAGTATGTAACGTCTGTCACATACTTCCGAAAAGGATATATAAGTCGGTTGCTACTTGCAGGGATAATATAGTTTTCCTACATGAATCGGAGCATACGGTATTCGACATGTATCTTGACCGGATGGAATTTGATAAACTTGAAACAGAATTTCCTTTTGTGTGGAAGTATGCGGTAAAGAAGGTACTGGATATGGAAAGCAGAGGAATGATCAAGGAAAGAGGTAGGTTGATTATTGAAATAATTGATAGGTATGATAGAAGAAAAGATTAAAATATTAATAGATTTAGGGTTTGTGCCTATGGTGAAAGGAGAGGGAAATACGTTGTTTAGAATGAACGATGTTGTGATGTCGGTGTCAGATCCTAACCAAACACCAGAGCAGTTGAAGAAGGAGGTTATGTCTTTAATAAAGAACAGAGACATAGCAGAAAGAGGCGGACAGGTTCCAGTAGTTAAAGAGCCGGCGCCTGAGCCAGAGCCGGTCCAGAAGGAGGAACCGGAAGCTCCGGCGGAGGAAGCCGCTCCTAACCCTGGAGAAGAAGATTCGAATCCGTTTACAGAAAATCAGGAAACATTAGAGCCGTTTTATATCTGTGATGAGTTAAAGAAGATTGAGACCCCCAAATTCGTAAGATTGACATTAGACGATAATCGTTTTTATGTAAGAAAGATGGATGATGGGACGGCTAAGATATATGCTTCGGTAACAACTTTAATCAAAGATGGGTATGTAGATGATAAGACAGCACTTCAGGAATGGAAGCAAGAGATAAAGATGCTTGGTCGCAATCCAGAAGAGGTAGCGCAGTATGAAGCCGATAAGGGAACGATCATGCACTACTTATACGGATTGTACCTAACAGGTAGAGATATGGTCTTAAATCGAAGCTTTGTGGTTAAGACAGTGCAAGAAGGCAAGCTGAAGATATCTAAGAAAAATCTTGATCGGTTCTTTAATAGCATAGATGATCTTGACGATATGATTGTCAGGGTCATGAAGTTTGCCAAATTCTGTTCTGATTACAAGGTGAAACCGATGATGATAGAAAGAATCCTTTCTTTAGAGGATTACCTTGTAGCAACACCTATTGATGCGATGGTTAAAATGACATTCAAATACAAAGAAGAAGGTTATTTTGGAGCCGTGTATCAAAGGGCTACCGGACAGTTCAAAAAAGGTGATCCGAAGAAGGAAGTAAGAGAAGTGGAAAAAGAAGAAGTGGTCATTCTTGACTTTAAATCGGGAGGAATATGGGAATCATATGCATTCCAATTGGAAGCTGAAAGAAGAATGGTTAAAGCATGGTATGGCATTGATGCACGTATTATGAACTTTTCTCCAAAAAGCACGAGCAGTAAAGGATATACGCTGAAAGAATGGACAGAAGACAGTGTAGCACTTGAAAAGGCGGACTGTGTGTTCCAACAAGGTATGTTGAATCACCTTAGAAAAGATAAGAAATTCAAAGTGAGAAAAGGAGTGTTGAATATCAATAAACCATACAATGAAGAGGATCATACGGTTGTATATGATATTGCAGAGGAAATATCTAAAAGGTTCATGATATAAAAAGCAATGAGAGGAGCTAAGGATGCTTGATTTTAGAAAATACGAAAACGTACCTCGGTTTCAACTTGACCGCAGGCCTGGCAGGAGCCGACTGAAGCTAACCTGCCCGGCTTGCGGGAAAAGCCGGTGCTTTACTCCTTATATTGATGTGGCGACCGGTCAGGTCGTTGGCAATGAGTTTGGAAGATGCGATCATGAACGAACTTGCGGTTATGATAAACGACCTACCGGCAAGGATGTAGGTGACAAAGATCTTTGGATTTCGGGAAATAAGTGCATAAGAGCTTATCGTCCTCCTGTAAATCCTGACGTTGTAAATTACATACCTTTTAGCGAGTTTGAGAGGACTGTAGTTCCAGACGATAGAAACACCGTATTTAGATTTTTATCGTCTCTATGGGGAAAAGAAAGGGTATCTGACGTATTTAGAAGGTATCATGTTGGAACAATGGACTTATGGGGATGGAAAGGGTGTTGTATATTCTGGCAGATAGATAAGGACTTTGTATGCAGAACCGGCAAGATTATGGATTTTTATATAAAGACCGACAGCCAGGGGAATGAGATTGATGTAAAAAGAGTGAAGGAAAAAGACGGTGACAATGAGCGACCTCATGTCATGTTTTATCACTCGTTGCATGCAAGAGACTTCTTGTTTAGACAATGCCTGTTTGGAGAACATCTTCTAAGCCAGTATCCAGATAAGGTAGTTAATTTGGTGGAGTCAGAAAAGACGGCTATTATATGCGCCGTGAATAAACCAGATGAGTTGTTTGTAGCTACCGGTGGGTTGCAGAACTTAAGACCGGAAGTGATAGATGTTTTAAAAGATAGAAAGACTGTAGCTTTTCCGGACAAAGGACAAGCATTTGACACATGGAGTAAAAAGATAGATGGGATGATGATGAAGTCAAGGATAAAAGTATCGGACTATCTTCAGAGTGTTGAGAATGTAGGGGACGGAGATGATGTGGCAGATTTGATAATTAATAACAAAGTAAAAGAGAAATATTATGAGCCTGGACGTTTATATTAAGAGCAAGAAGAAAGAAGAGGATCGTAAATGGGTTGCAAACATCACCCACAACATGAACAAGATGGCACAAAAAATATTCGTATCAGAAAACAAAGAAACACTATACGATTATGTTTGGAGACCGGAAGAATTGGGCAGGGAAATAGATACTAAGGAGATGGTGAAGATACTCACAAAAGGTATATATATTATGATCTCCAAGAGAAAGAGTCTTTTGAGATACGAACCAGAAAACGGATGGGGGTCTTATGATTCATTTCTTAAGTTTCTTATCGAATACAAAGAGGCATGTGAAGATAATCCAGGGTGTGTAATTGAAGCAAGTAGATAACAACATGGAAAATTATAAAAACACTTTAAACGAGGTAGTGGTGATCGAATCATCACCAGAAACGTATTTTGTTTACGCTATTCGTAATGCTATTCGTATCTCTAAATGTGCGTATCCTACAGCCAAGAAAGTAATTTTCAAAAGAGAGGACGTAGAGGTGGAGATCTCGGAAATGGAAACTGAAAGCAGTTTGTATGAAAAGTTTAAAGAGAAACAAAAGGATAGAGTATGGAACTCAATGTGCGGCAACAACGGATTTTAAGAGGCGAAATTTGCCCTTATTGCGGAAGAGAAACCGAGTTGGTCAATGCCGATAAAATATATAGCAGAAAAGGCTTAGGGATGGTTATGATGTGTAAACCATGCAACGCTTATGTCGGTGTTCATGAATCAGGGCCGAATAAGGGAAAAGCTAAAGGCCGGCTTGCGGGGCCATCACTGAGGTCTCTTAAGATAAGAGTCCATGCCGAACTTGATAGACTATGGTCTACGCCAGAGGAACGGGAAAGGATGTATAAAGATTTATCTGAATTTCTCGCTATACCGGAAGAGTACACACATATAGGTATGTTTGGCGAGAAGACGATGGGAAAAGTCTTTCAGTTCTGTCATGTAAACAAAGAACGATCAGGTTCGAGAATAGAATGGCATAAACCTGGAGATAAGTGCCCTAATAAGAACAATCAAATAGTGTCAGGCAGTAGCGCATGCAGAGGATGCCCTGAGTATCTCCATGATGAGAAAGACGGGTATGTCTGGTGTGATCCCGATATGAGCTACGGCAGGTTGAAATAGGACGCGAATTACCTATCTTTGTGCTATTATTCATCAAAAAAAATATAAGCACATGGGTAGATCGACAGAGTACTACAGGACTCATCCCGAAGCCAGGAAGAAAAAGGCTAAAAAGGACAAGGAGATAAATGCCAGACCGGAACAGAAAGCCAAACGCCGGGAGCTTGGTCGTAAAAACTACGAAACGGACAAGAAGAAAGGCAAAAGCTGGAGGAAAGGCAAAGATTGTTCTCATACCAAAAACGGTCTTAGGTATAAATCAGTAAAAGCTAATAGGGGATCCAAATCGGATACAAAAGGTGACAAAAATGCACGAGGAGATAGCAAATAGGATAGATATAAGAAGGATATTCAAAACCTCCAAACAGGTTATGGAAGAGGCGTATGAGAATATCTTAAAATACAGGCGGGGAGAGCTTATCCCCGCTAAAACCGGATACGATTATATTGATGAGGCTTTGCTTGGAGGTATTTTCCCTCAGCATGCTATTGCCATAGGAGCTCGGCCATCTGTGGGTAAATCGTATGTGGCCCAAAAGATATTGGAAAATGTGATGAATCCGATGATCAACCCACAAGCAGAAGATTATTTTCTTGTCAATTGCGAGTTCGAAATGAATCCTCAAGATCTTCTTCTTCGCAGAATGAGTCAGGATATGAAAAAACGGGCTCCTGAAATATTAAGAAGGCAAGATTCTAATACAGTAGAAGAGATGAGGATGTTTGAAATCCTTCAAGGTGAAATCAGAAATAATATAATATACATCGACGCTCCGTGTACGGTAAAAGAGTTTGAGGCGGCTGTATATCATATAGCTACTAAGCATAAAGACAAACGTCTTATAATATTTAAAGTCGATCATATTGCTTTGATAAAAAGAATGGGATTGGATCCTAAGTCGGCTATAGATGATTTGGTGGCGGTTATGAACGAGGCTAAATTAGTATATAAAAACATATTTTTCCTCATCATATCCCAATTCAACAGAGAGATAGAAGGAAGGATAAAAAGCCCTCAAGAGCAGCCTCCCCGTCTTTCTGACTTTTATCAGTCTGATACGCTGGGGCAACTATGTACGTTAATGATAGGTTTGCATAATCCTCGCAGATACGGGCTGGACAAGTATATGATATTTGGGAAAGACTGGTATCAGACTCTTGACCGGTTTAAAACTGAAAACAAAACATCATTCAGGACAGCCGGACTGGTGTTTCATCATATACTGAAGGTAAGGCAAGTTAGTATGGAAGAGCTTACTAATACAATCCACCCAGAGATCCTGCCGGGGCATGGATGGATGTACGGGGAGGGAGGGACGAAGTTCGTGAACCCCAACCAGCCGCCGACGCCGCCCAAGCTCTATACTGTGGAAGACGTTACGAACAATCAAGATCAAGAACAAGAGGTAAAGGAAGAACAGTCAGTATATTAAAAAAAAGAAACGTATGAGACTTACCGTAGAAGAAAACGAATACCTGATAAGTAAGTTCCTTTTGGTTCTTACTGAGTTCGCAGGGGATGAAAGAGAGATGTTTTTAATCAACTCCATACATGATAAAGCAGTAGCGGATATGAATTATCGTCTTCCGTCTTTAATAAGCAGAGAACGCAAAAGACGAGTCATTGAGCTCCTTAAAGAAGGAACCAGAATAATCAAGGACTTTTCCGGCTATGCAGGTGATATGGGTATGATTAACGAATACGATCGTCTAAAGAAAGAAATAGGTACCGTCCAAGACCAGCTTGGTGACGTAGAAGGTCAACTTCGGGCAGCAGGAGAAGTTATTAAAAAAGAACTTGATATGATTGCTGACCGGATCAAAGAAGACCTTCTCGACCGAGAGCTGGCTAAAAGTAATGCCGAGGCTGAAAGAAAAGCCAAAGTGGATCCAAGATACGAAGTGGCTTTAGGTGATTACAAGGAGATGCTGGAAGTTATTTTTACAACCAGAAACAAGTATTCTACGGTAGATTCTGTACATGATGATCTCCGTCAGTCGGTGTCTACCGGTAGAAATTCGATTATCAAAGAAGGGTACAACAGTTAAAAACAAGGAGGAAATATGGAAAAGAAGGAATTTAAAGTAGGAGAAGTGTTTGATGCCGGACTTGTGAGATTAAAATGTGTGGAACCTACGGCGCCAAATGCAGGATGTGAAGGATGTATATTCAATTACTTTACATGCGGGGCAGTGCATGTGATTGCAGGTCCGTGTAGTCACGCGGAGAGGGAGGATAATAGAGATGTTATTTTCATTAAAGCTGATTAGGAATGTACATCAATTTCAGACAACTTACAGCATCAGACATGACTCCTAATGATCTCGCTAATCTTCTTGCCATAAGACAGAAGGATTCGGTTATGATCGAAGCCATGCAGGAAGAAGATGCTGGTAGATATATAGAGCTTGGCCTGGTTGAGAAATTAAAATCAGGCGTGATGAGATTGACCAACAAAGGAACGTCTTTTGTGAATTATATAGAGACACCGGAAATGACAGACGAGGTTCTGGAAACGTTGAAGATTATGATAGGAATGTACGAATCATATTCAAAAGACATAGGTGTCAGCAGAAAAGAAGCGGAATCCAGATTGTGTTGGTTTATGGGTAATACTTCATTTAAGAAAGAGGTCATACTTCAAGTAACGGAATCTTATATAGCAGAGTCAGGAGATTACACAATGAGCTTATGTAACTTCATATGGAAACCGCCTTCTCAGGCTTTTTCAGTCTATATGAACCTTAAAAACTCAAAGCTCTTTGACTTAATAGCTGAAAAATTTAAGATCGCTACCGAGCCTTATTTGGAGCCTAAGAAGAATAAGGAAATGGATTGGTTGTTTGCCGTATCTAAATTGCCTACGCCGCCGGCTAAAGGCAATCCGGATTATTTGTTTACCGGAAGTGCGGAAACAGACAAAGAACGATTGAAAAACATAAAAACATATTTATTTAACAAAATTAGAAAGCAATGGAAAAAGTAAGAATTAGAAAGATAATAGAGGATATAATTATTACTCAGTTTCTTAATTCGGAAATGGATATAGTTCATGAAGAAGATGTGTCGTTTAAAGAACTTGGATTAGATTCTATTGATCGAATTGAGCTTGATGCGATGGTGGAACAAAAATTCAATATCGTTATTATTGATTATGATACAGAATCCATCAAAGATATGACTGATCTTGTTTACAAAATAATAACAGAAGGATATGGGAAATGATATAATTTTATGCATGGCTTTAATAGCGTCATTTGCTTTTGTTATACAGTTTTTATTGTCGATATTAGGATCTGATCTGGATACGGATATTGACATTGATAACGCTTCTGATTTAAGCATGTCTTTGTCGGACATCATATCATTCAAAGGCATAACACATTTTATTCTTGGATATAGCTGGACCACATACTTTTCGGGTTCCCATTTAATAGGGGTCGTAATAGGGTCGTTTTTCTTTATCGTTTTGTTTTACGTATATAAGTTACTTCTTAAGTTAAAGCAAGAAATGGTGTACGAATGTCCGGAAGATTTAAATGGCAGAGAAGTGGAGATAGTATTTAGATCAGGGAAGAATCATTATATGGTAAATATTTCGAAAAATGGAAGACAGGAACAGATGAGAGTGAGGTGCTTGTCTGGAAAAAATTACAAAAACGGTGACAAGGTGAATATAAAATACGAAGAAGGAGAATTAAGTATCTAATTTTTTTTATCAACAATTAAATTTTAAAAGTTATGACAACAATCATGTACGTGTCAGCTATTTTAGCTGTAGTGATTATTTTGACAATCATCGGAGTCTTATCAAGGTATCGTAGATGTAAGCCTAATCAAGTCTTGGTCGTTTATGGTAAGACAGGTGGGGAAAAGAAATCGGCGAAATTATATCATGGTGGAGCGGCATTCGTCTTGCCTATTATTCAAAGCTATGATATTTTGTCTATGGAGCCTATGCAAATAGATTGTAGGCTCACCGGTGCTTTGTCGTCTCAAAATATCAGAGTGGATGTACCTACTACTATTACAGTAGCAATCAGCACAAATCCTGAAATTATGCAGAATGCAGCAGAAAGGCTTTTGGGGATGGATACTGAATCTACTGAAAATCTTATTACGGATATTGTTTATGGCCAAATGCGTTTGATCATTGCTGAAATGACGATTGAAAAACTTAATTCTGACAGGGATGAGTTTTTGGATAAGGCAAGAAAAAACATTGATAACGAACTTAATAAGTTAGGTCTTTACCTCCTAAATATCAACATCAGTGACATCAGAGACGAAGCCGGCTATATCATGAATCTTGGCAAAGAAGCTGAAAGTAAGGCCCTGAACGAAGCACAGGCTAATATCGAAGAACAGGAAAAGCTGGGTGCTATTAAGATTGCTGTACAGCAAAAGGAAAAAGAAACGGCTGTAGCTAATACCCAAAAAGAGCAAGAGATTCAAATTGCCTATACTGAAAAAGAAAAGGAAACGGTAGTAGCTGAAACAAAGAAAGAAAAAGAAGTAGCTTTGGCTTTAACCGATAAAGAAAAACAGATCGGTGTAGCTCAAGCCGATAGAGATAGGGCTGCGGTTATTGCAAAGACTTTGGCTGATAAGGAATCAGCGATCGCAAAATCTAAGGCAGAACTTGAAGTAAACAAAGCTGAAGCCGAAAGAATGGAAGAAGTCGGGAAGAATAAAGCTGAAGCTGATAAACAGGCAGCTATAGCAATCCAAGATTCCGAAGCTCAGATCAAGAAAGCTGAAGCTGAGAAAAACGCATCTGTGGGTTATAACAATGCCCAGAAAGAGGTTGCTGTATCAGAATCAGAGCTACAGGTTATCAAAGCTCAATCAGAAAAGAAAGCCGGAGAAGAGAGAGTTAAATCGGAAGCGGCTGTGAAAACGGCAAAAGAGCTTGCTGATAAAGAAGTGGAAGAAGCTAAAGCTAAGAAGGTTCAAGCTGCGCTTAAAGCTGAAAAGATTGTGCCGGCTGAAACCCAGAAGGAAGAGGCTATCTTACAAGCTGATGCCGAGGCCGAGAAGATCAAACGCCGGGCTGAGGCTGAGGCAGCAGCACATTTGGCAAAAGCTGAGGCAGAGGCAAAAGCTATTCAGATGAAGCTGGAGGCAGAAGCCGAAGGTAAGAAAAAGTCGTTAATGGCAGAAGCCGACGGATTTAAGGCTATGGTGGAAGCAGCAGAATCCAATCCTCAGATCGCCATCCAGTACAAGATGGTTAATCAGTGGAAAGAAATTGCTGGAGAACAGGTTAAGGCATTTGAGCACATTAACCTCGGAAATATCACAGTATTTGACGGCGGTCAGAACAGTACTGGTAATTTCCTTAACAATGTTGTCAAGACCGTCGCTCCGGCATTGGGAGTCATTGATCAGCTTCCTATTGCAGATACTTTAAAGAAGTTAAAAGGAGATGACAAAAAAATAAATACAATGGCCCAAAGTTACACTTGGGCCTAATTAAAGAAATAAAAGCAGCATTCATAGATTTCCTGCCGGCGGGGATAGTGATTTTAAGTGCTTTACTAATTACGATATTTTTAACATGGATTTTGGACAAGATTTAGAACCAGAAGAACTGACCAATCATTATGATCAGTGTTATAACCCCAAATAGTATTAAACCAATATAATTCTATTATAAAAGTTTAATACATCTCTTTAAGAGATCGGGTTATTAGCCTAAGCCTTGAAACAAAGGCTACGTTATTTAAGAATAGATAGTTACCTACGGATGTTTGCCCAAGTCTGTAGCTCTAAGGTAAGTGATTAAACAGTTCTGGTATTTGAGGAACAGTGTTGCTTATTCAAAACCTTAAATAACATTGGCGATGGGTACTAACAGGAGAAATCCTGACTTATCCCTAACGGGATTTACATCTCCTCGGAGACCGAAAGGTCTCCGAGGAGATGTATTAAAACGGATAAATAACTTTAAATATATTTAATAGAATATGGGATATGGAATTGATTTTGAAACAGAAGAAGAGGAGGATGAAGAATATGACGGATGAGGAATTTGTATTGGATAATAAGAAAAAGGTTGTTGTAAGAAAAAGAATATCTTATTTAAACAAAGGGGATAAAGTGTGGATCGTGTCTTCCAACGGGTATCTGCTACACACGGACGTGGTTAGAGCCGAACGCGGACGGTCTTATGTGGATATAGACGGTATCCTGTATTGGAAACGAGGATTGGATGGCAAGCATCGTAATCGTAATAACTACATGCAGTTCGCCATGACGCCGGAGGACGGTAAGAAGTATGTCGTATATTACCCGGAAGGATTTAAAGACAATGACTTATGATGGTCCCGGAAACGCATTTGCTATATAAGGAGTTTAATGGCGTGAAACGTCTTGCCATATCTTATTCCCAGATAGATACGTTTCTTACTTGTCCAATGAAATGGTATAAGACTTACGTAGAGGGCAAAAGGTCTACGGAAAAACAAGAAGCTACGTCTTATGGTACGGTTATCCATAAGACACTGGAATACTTCTTTAAGAACGGAAGACAGCCTTCTGGAAAAGACCTGGGGGAAGCTATAAGTTACTATGCTTACCAAGAAGACATACCTTGGCAATCACCGGAAAATATGATGATAGCCATGAAGCAATCCGGGGAGCTTCTTGCTTGGATTGTGGATCTGTTCAAAAAAGACGGCAATAGGTTTATGATAGCTGATAGTGATCTTAATCCCTGCGAGAAACTTATCAGACACAGCGCTATAGTTGGAGTCGAAGAAGATTTTGTGCTGCCGTACCGTCTTCCTAAGCCTGTTAACATAAATGGAGTAATTCATACTCATGTGTACATAGTAGGATCGGTAGACCTTCATCTGGCTATAAAAAGCAAGAACGTAGTTCACCATTATGTCATAGATTGGAAATCAGGTAATAAGGTTTTTGATTCTAAGAAGTTGGAAACAAATTTACAGCATCCTATATATTCATTTTACATCTATAGAAGATATGGTGGGGTTCTACCAGATATGAACATCTATTTCTTTACCAGGACCAGGCAGTACCAAAAGGTTAAGGTAGATGAGGAACGTAAAACAAAATCTATAGAGATGCTAAATGACACTTTGTCTAAAATGTATGATTTTGAAGATAATAGTGTAAAATCATTTCAAGCGTACATCCAGGGAGCAGAAGGAGCCAGGTATAGCAAGCGGCGTGCCACCCTAAGCCAGCCTGTTTCGCAAAACAAGCTACCCTGCCCGTCAGCACTGTGTTATTATTGTGACTTTGGATTACATAACAAAAACGAATGCCCTTTCTCTTCGGATTGGGATCCGTCTAAAAAGATAAAACGATGAAATACGAGGACGTTCAAAAGTTAAGAACAAAATACCGGCAAGATCCGGAAGTTATAAACGTAGAATACATGAGAGACGTTGCTGTAAGATGTGGGAATTTCAAGAAAGCATTTGAACTTCAGGAGAAGCTGGAGGATATATGGTTTAACTACTTAAAGGGAGTCCAATGAAAGAAGATCTAATATGTGGAGTAGCGATCCTTTTGTATTTAGTTTTATTATACTTGCTCACGACAGCTTTCATAAAAACAGGTAGAGCAGTAGATCGTTATAAGATGAAGAAGAAAACTGACAAAATCAAAGTAGGTCAAAGATACGAACATAAGAACTACTTTGAGGATCCATTTGAAAGAGGCAAGCATGTGATTAAGATATTAGACATAAAAGAAGGGTACGTTCTATATGAGTACGAAGAAAAACCATATATACGTTCTTCTGTGAGTCTTGAAGATATTGTTAAAAAATACATTTTAATTACTGATGTTAAACACAAGTAAGTCATGAAAAAAGAAGTCACAATCAAGGAAGATATGGCTGTGTTTTATAAAAATACAGGAAAAGAACTATGGATTTATAACGGACTTTTCAGAAACAAGGTGTTGTCTATAAAAAAAGATAAAGCCATTATCATGTGTGAAACTGATGCTGAATATGCTGTACTGATAGAAGATAATCAGTTTATTGCCGTAGCAAAAAACATGGATTATGATTACTGCTGCGCATTCACATTAGGTAATGCCGAGGCTTATGGGGATCGTATGGGCATATCGTGCAGTGTATGCTTGCTTGAAGATAACGAAGATAAAGCAAGGGAGATGTTGAAAGAGGCGATAATAGAACTTTCAAAAAACAGTAAAATAGATTGCGATGGGCTTTGAACTTAGACCTTACCAAAAAGAGGCAGTAGATGCCGGGCTTAAGTTCCTTACAGGAAGATCTAAGAAGCCTGGCATAGAAGTATTGCCGTGTGCAGCGGGGAAGTCTTTGATAATTAGCAAGATAGCTCATGAATTAAAAAGACCTATCCTTGTATTACAGCCATCTAAAGAGATTCTGGAGCAGAATTATGCGAAGGCTGTATCATTCGGTTCTAAACCTACCATATATTCTGCTTCATGTAAAAAAAAAGAGTTATCGGCTATGACTTATGCTACACTTAAAAGCATAAAGAAAGACGTAGCAAGGTTGAAAGATATAGGGATAGACACATTATTGATAGATGAGGTGCATAGCGGGTATTCTCCTGAAGAAGGTTCTGAATTTATGGAGTTTATGAACAGGTTCCCAGAGGCGAAGGTGCTGGGCTTCACCGCCACTCCCTGCCGCCTCCGAACCTACAGTTCCATGCTGGAAGGAAACTACAGCAAGCTCAATATGCTGACGAAAGACGAGCATAATTTCTTCAAGAAAATAGTTCATGTGACTCAAATACAAGAATTAACTTCTCAAGGGTTTTGGTGTCCACTTAAGTACGAACGATGGTCTTTTGATGAATCGGCTCTGATGTTGAACAGCACCGGAGCTGAATACACCAACGAATCTATTAAAGAAAGTATTGTACGAAATGGCTTAAACAACTCTATCTACAAGCGCCTTCTTCAACTTATGAACGAACGTAAAGCCATTTTGGTTTGCATGGATTCTATTGAATCATGTAATAGAATATCAGAGTTCATGAATGCCAAGATGGGAGCCATAACCGGTGTCGTAACATCGCTAACAACCAAAAAGAAAAGAGAACAAATCATATCCGATTTCAAAGAAGGCAAGTTGAAGGTGGTTTTTAATTATTCAACGCTTGCTACCGGATTTGACTTTCCTGAACTTGACTGTGTGATGTTTGGGCGTCCAACATTCTCATATTCAGTATTTTACCAGATTGTAGGCCGTGCCGTTCGCATCCATCCTGACAAGAAAGAGGCACTGATAGTTGATTGCTGCGACAACATGAGGCGTTTCGGTCGGATAGAAGACTTGACAATCGAACAATTCCCTTCTAAAGGCTGGTGTATGTTTGCCGGCGATCAACTTCTGTCCAATATAAGGATGGGTGATATTATTACCAAAGACGAGATCCTTCGCCGGGCAGCCTCGCTTAAATCTGTGAATGGAGATGGTAGGAGAGAAGACGATCTTGACAGTATAATAATGTGGTTTGGAAAATATGAAGGAATTAGATTCAAGGACATACCGGTGTCGTATTTTAGGTTCTTGGCTGAGAATATGGCAGTAAAACCAGGAGATAGAAAAGAAAAGATTATCGAATATTATAATAGAATAAAAGCATGAACGACAAGAGAAGAAAAAAAATATTGGGTGTTATTAAAAACGTAGATAAGTATAAAACAGATTTTGAATACATCAAATCAAAGTTATCGGAGTTGAAGTATAACATAAATTCAGCCAAAGATGATGTTGATATGATTTTAGACGAAGAGACTGAGGCGAGAGATAATATACCGGAATCGTTACAAGACTCAGAAAAATATTGGGAATCAGATCAGGCTGTAGCTGATATGGAAGAGGTGGTTGATGACATGGAAGGCATTATAAACGATTTAGATGATGTGATTTCAACCATAGATGGGAGCATTAAAACTATAAATGGTTCTATTAAAGTAAATTTGGAAGGAATAATATAAATGGAAACAAGTGAATTAAGGGAAATACTTAAATTGTATGGTCTTCAACATGATGTTGTTATCAACAAAAGTTCAAGAAGGTATTCTATTATCTTAGATAATAACATAATAGGAACCGATCACGCTGAAGAGAGGGTGGTTGTGTTCCGTCCTATACCGGAAGGGAAAAACACATTCTGCATGGAGCGAGATAGGTTCTACACGGAGTTTGAAGAAGCTTTTGATGACGATAAAGCCATAGAAGCCGTAAGACAATATTTTGAAAACAATAAAACAGAAAGTCATGAACGAAAACGAAATATTTAGGTTGAAGGGCAGAATAGCCATATCTAACCTATCACGTGAGGATAAGAACATGATAAATAGCATCCTTGATGGTGTCAACAAAAAGGATGAAGAGGAAAAAGGATATGTCTATACCGTGAGAGTAAAACTAAACAACGGAAAGGTTGTACATGCTACTTTATTTTTTAAAAGCAAGACAGGTCCCACATTTGAAGAATTAAAGAAGGAGCTTGATGATATGGGAGTTAAAGATGATGATTATAGCAATAACGGCATAATTATCATTAACCGCATTGTTATGAGCGGAGAAGAATTTGATCGCTTTATAGGCGAAGAAGAAAAATAATGGACTATATCATTATACTAATTGATTAAAACAACGATAAAACGATGGAAAAAATGGACAATAATACTAAAAACATCCTTTATCCAAAAGGATCTATTTTTCAAACACTGAAAGATGATAAGATAGATAAAAACACTATAATATACAAAGGATCTTTAGTGACTTCAGCAACAAACATAAAAGAAAATGACAAGTTTGCTGAAGTTTATTACAATGGAGACGCAATTATTATAGAAACAGACATTATGGAACTTATTCGTGTAGGAGATCCAGAAAAAAGTACTTCAATAAAATCAGTGAAAAATGACATCATTGACGACAAACTACGATGGGATTTGCTTCCGATGGAAGAAATTGAGGACATTGTAAAAGTCTATCATGCCGGAGCCAAAAAATATGGGTCTAATAATTGGCAGAATCTTGACAACGGATTTGAGCGGTATCGAGCTGCAATGTTTCGACACCTGATGGAATACATGAAAGGAGAAAGAGTGGATTCCGATACAGGATGTTTTCATCTTGCACAATGTGCATGGAACTGCATAGCTATGCTGTGGTATGACAAGCATGGAAAAGGGTTGATACCATTAAATAAGGAGGAAAAGAAATGACAATAGAACAACTAAATTATTTATTAAGAAAAGAGCTTTATGCTATAAAAAAACATAAAGACAATATTGATAGAATCAAAAAAGAATATTTTGATTCCAATTATGGGTTAAAAGAAGGAGATAAGATCCGTATTTTACACGAAACAGGAGATGAAATGATAGGCTTCTTGAAAAAAGTTGAAGTATGTGAAGACGGAGATCTGTACTTGACAATCCAAAAACAAAACGAAAAAGGTGACAAAGGCAGAGGAACATGGAATATGTATCTATCATCAAAATCAATTAAAATTGAAAAATGTGTATAATGTCATGAGAGTGTTAAGTTTATTTGACGGAATGTCATGTGGTCAAATAGCGTTAAAAGAAATAGGGATCACGCCTGAAGTATATTATGCGTCAGAAATAGATAAGTTCGCTATTAAACAAACGCAATTAAATTTTCCTAATACGATACAAGTAGGAGATGTGAGGGATTTAAATGTAGAAGATCTTGGACGCATAGATCTTATTTTAGCCGGCAGCCCATGTACGGATATGTCTTTTTCTGGAAAAAGAAAAGGGTTGTCTACCGTAGAAGGAATAGAAGTCAAATCACTTAATGAGTATCTTGAATTAAAAAAAACAAGGATTTGAGTTTGCCGGTCAGTCTTACTTGTTCTGGGAGTTTATTCGTATTTTGAATGATGTAAGAAAAACTAATCCTGATGTGTTGTTTCTTCTTGAGAACGTTAAGATGGGAAAGAAATGGGAGCCGGTATTCGATGATGCTATAGGGTGTAAGGGCAATCATATTAATTCAGCACTTGTTTCAGCTCAAGTCAGGAAACGTATTTATTGGACTAATATTCAAGACGGCATTATTCCTCAACCTGAAGACGAAGGTTTGACCATAAGTGATATAGCTGAATATGAAGTAGATGAAAAATATTACTTATCTGAAAAAGTTTTAAACAATTTAGCTTTTCACTTAAAAAGAAATCACGACAAGGGAAATTGTTATGGAGCTAATATTAAAACAAAAGATGAAAAATCCAATACTGTTACCGTAGGGGGTAAATACATGTACGATCTTATTTGTGTAGCAATGAGAGGCAGGAATCCAGAAAAACCTACATGTAGAGAATCTGGTCTTAAAACAGTTCAGATGATTGAATTTAAAAACGATGGAAAATCCAATTGTCTCACAACAGTTCAGAAAGATAATCTTATTTTTCAAATACCAAGAGGATTTAACAAAGGTGGATTTCATGAAGATAAGGCTCCAACATTATCTTGTAATTCATATGATAGAAACAATTTTATCATACAGAGAGCATTACATGGCGATTTCAGAATAAGAAGATTAACCCCTACAGAGTGCTCCAGGTTACAGACTGTACCAAATTGGTATAAATGGGAATGCAGCGAAACCCAACAGTACAAGATGTTGGGAAACGGGTGGACTATTAAAGTTATTGAACATATACTTAAAAGAATAAAAGAATCATGATTAGAGCAAGATTTTACATTAAAAAATCCGACTGCGGTAACGACTACCGTCCAGTCAAATGGCCTATAAAATATCCATATTGGTGTAGTGCAGAATCCAGTAATTCATTTGTATTGGTGGCGTATGCTGAAGATGAAGACAGCATAAAAGAACTGTGGCCGGAGGCGTATGATATTAATGTCTTAGAGAAAGATACCGAAATTAGATTCACATTAAGATTTCCTAAACCAGAATGGTATGAATTGTACGAAAGGGAATTAGAAGAATGTGATAGGTTTATATGGATTACAGATGCGTGCATGAGAGACGGTGTAATAAGAAAAGTAAAAGCTAAAATAGAAGAGTATGGTGGTCTTTTGTTAGCCGACATTCCTGATAGGATCACTCCTTATGAAATAGGAAGGGATGCTTTTGAGAGCAAAGAAGAAGCTTTAAAACATGCAGAGAAACGGAGAACGTACCTGATCGAGTCTACTAAGAAACAATTGAATGAACTTGAAAATCTAAAATTTAAATGCGATGATTAACTACGCGGCAAAAGCCAGAAAAGCTTATTTGATAAACAATTTCGATAAGATTCTTAACAGTCTCAACACGCTTCATTCAACGGTTGAAACCATGACGTTGTTCGTAAACGACCAGGCTTATAATTACATTCTTAAGCTAAAGGAAGTAATTAAAACCAGTCCTATGTATAAGCACAATATCAAGCGTCTTTTAAATGATATGGACAAAGAGATAAAGAGGTACAATGCTTCTATCTACTACATAAATAAAGAGCGTAGTGAGGTTATAGCTGATATAACACAAGCGATGGAAGATTGCCTCATGCCATACATAGACGACCTGGCCGGCGCTATAAGGGCAGCCGTGTGGTCGAAGGGTGTGTCCGAGGAGTGGACGGAAGCGGCGGTACTGTCCCTAATCGTATCCTCCTTGGCCACGACATCAGGCAGACTTATTTCAGGTGGATATCAGATCATGAAAGAAATGGGTGGGGGTCAAGGTGGTAATCCATTTACGTTTATGAGCATTGATAAGATAAGACACTTATCTACATCATTATCTGATGCTATTACCGGTGGAGAAATAGCTCTTGAAGAAAAAGAAGCCAATGACATAACTAAGGCGATGGATGTTTTTATTGAGAAAATGTCTGATTCGAATATTGTCGATAAGGTAATTAGCATACTCGAAGAGGCAGAATCTAAAAATAAGGAGGAACGATCATGAATTACTTAGATGGGTACGTAGAAGAGGTTCTTTCCGAACCGTATTATGATGATTACGGATCGGGAATTTTCAGGTGGTGGGTGAAAGTATCTTACATTTGTTATGGCATGGGAGCCGTTACTACCTTAATGTTTGATACAAAAGAAGAAGCGGAAGCGGTAAAACCAGGTTATAAATTTTTGTGTTAATGATATTGGGATGTGATTATGAAGTACTTTATTTTATTGATAATATTGTTATTGTCATCATGTGATATTGACAATGTTAATACTGGATGGGTTATATATAATTTAGAACCTTTGAATGATGGGCGTGTGTTATACAAAGGAGAAGATAATGGCATTACATGTGTTCGTGGTACCAAATACATCAAATTCATTGGACGCCAAGGGGAATACAATATCGGAGATTCTATTAAGATCGTAAAAGTGAAATAATATGGAAAATAATTTAAAACTCGTATGCCCAAAATGTGGCACCCCTCACCAGCCTCATTCTCCGCACACGATGGATGCAGATGGATTTGAAAGGTGTGAGATAAGAACTATCATGGAAGACAAGGGATGGTGCTACGAATGCTCTTTTTGGCAAAATATGTACGACAAGCACAAAGACGATCCTGGATGGGTTAGGATAGACGGTGAAAGCTGGGTTCTTAAACCTATGGTGGAAAACGTGCCAAGAGGATGGAATAGCCTTGGATGTGGTGGAAGAAAAATGTATATCAATATCGAAGGGAAGGGTATTGTTGCATCAAACAATTGCTGGTGTCAGGGTGATGTTTCGGATGCATTTAAGGATCTGATGCCTGATAATGCTACTTGGGCTACGAAGGAGGAATTTGACAAAGCCCCTGTAGTAGGATATATTATAGAAGGTATTGGTTTAGTTTTCACAGATAGGGAAGGTCATGAAGTTGATGCTTAGGAACTTATTTCATATTCTTCTTAGAATAGTTGAAAGGAAATCAACTAATGGGGAGGTAGAATATTGGTGCCAATATCAAAACATTTTTGGGAAATGGAAAAACGGAATAAAATACGATATGTTTGGCATGGCGCGTTATGCTGTTTTTTATTCATTCGAAATTAATAACCGTCTTATCTTATACTAATACATTTTATTACTATTTTTATATCTTTTATTATAATTCCACATAGGTGTCAATAGGAACAAAGCTGCCAACTGTACTTATCTTATATATTGAATGAATAAGGTGAGTACTTGGACTTAATTTCAGTTGAGGTACTTGATTGGACCCTTCTGTAATAAAGAAATAATAAAAAACGTCTCCAATCGTAAACTGTAATATAATATCACCTGTTACCTGTCCTTCATTAAAGTAAGCCTGGATATATTGTTCAAAATTTGATATCGTACAACTTATAGGATTACCGCCCATCGTACATACCTTGCTATTATTAATTTCATCTAAAACATAGGAAGCCGCTATAGTTGCTCCATTAGATCGGTATCTACAACCAAGAATAGGTACAGGTTTTCGCCATGCGGTTGTAGGGGCCGAAATCGAACAAGCAAAAACAGGGATCTTGCCGCCGACAACTGTCTTAATATTTTCAAATCTTCTTCTCATTTTTTTTTTGCAAGATACTATTTTTTTTCATAACAAAAGAAACCGGTTCCCTATCATCTCTGACTGAGAACCGGTAAGAAAACAATTTCAGAAAAAATAAACCTACAAACTTTTCAAGTAAGAACAAAAAACGTACAATCTACTCTTTGACGATGCTAATATAACATATTGGAATCATACAAAAACAATGCAAGTCTGATATTCTTCGTCTATTTGTAGCTAACATCATCGTCTCCTTCCGAATCAGGAGTGGCGCCGATGAAGAACATCATTGACTTGTTGTTCGTCTGCTGCCACCAGTTATAGGCGCGTGCTACGTCTTCCGGCGTCTTAATGTTATACCATTGTTTGATAAACGTCTGTTTGGCGAGTTGCCTAAATAACTTAGACTCTCCCTTGTATGTACCGGATGTTACTTTATCAAGTGAATAATTCCTAAGATCGGTAAGATCCTTCAGCTTCCGTCCCATAACAAACGGGTCGTTAATGATATCTACAACGTTAAGCTCCATAATAAACGGCATCTGTGAAGCTATTTCGTTTATGGTTCTGAATCCTACATAGGATCCGAATTGAGTAAGCCAACTTTCTTCGTTTTCATCATCATCACGCCATCCGGCAAGAAGCATAGATACGGCTTGCATGATAAGAAACGTGCCGGCATAGACACTGAGACGTTTGAGATTGGTTTTCTCTACCTCATTCATATTGTCTTTATTTTCGTTCCAGGCATCTATGATGTTTTTCATACCAGACTCGGAAGCTAAGCTAAATGTTTTGGCTATCATATTCTTTAACGTAATTGACAACCCTTCCTCTTCTTGCATTGTCTGGAAATTGAAGCCACGTCTTTTCCACAGACGTTGAGCCGCCAGCACCAACCATCCTCGGTGGGCGGTCATGAACCTGGCTATCCAGTTGCGCGATGCGGCAGTTCGGTTTTCTTCATTCAAAGATCCGTTACATATCTGCGACAAGCTACGGACTTGATTCCTGGTTATAGCCATCTGGGTTTCAACTTCCTCAACAGTAACACCTGATCCGGGCTTTACAACCACCTTTCCATCCACGACGTCTACCATACTCCATAAAGTACGATCTTTTAATGCGTTCCATTCTCTTTTTATGGTACTCTGTTCTTTATTGCGTTCTTTTTCCATCTTGAAATCTTGGAACGTGTAGAACCGGCCTTTGTAATAACGAACATTGTCCATAGTAGCAATCATAACCTGCGGATCAAGAGGGTAGTTCAGGATTTCCATAAAAGCATACATAGGTGAACGCATTAAGGTCCTGGCCACTCTATTATATCCGGCACCATACATACGATTTCGGATATTGAATATCCCCATTCTCTCACCTATGACATATAATTTGCTTTTCCTATCTATGTCTCCGGTTTCTGCTATACAAGATGGAGCAAGGCGTGAAAATTCAGCCGATGCGTATTTAAGGGAATCTTTACTTATATACTGTCCTACGGCAGATTCCATGATGAGGTTGATATGACCTGTTAAGGCGCCGGTAGCTGCCACAAACGGGGACAGTGCCAAGTTCATGACCGACATAAATCTTTCAACAGCCATCATAATTCTTGTAAGGTCTACCGTATATCCTCCGATGTTCACCGTAAGTTTTTTGGTGTTCATCCTAATGCCATAATAATGATCGTTGAAGAAGTCCCTGAACATCTGATATGCTTGGGTTGCTTCAGCCTTCTTACCGCCCTCAAATTGTTTATTCAGTAACATCTGCTCCAGTCCTTGGGCAAGCTCTATAGACTTCTGCTTTTCGTTATATAACGATGACTGCATCATAAGCATCGAATAAGAGTAGCCAAAATCGTGAGATACATCATCTTGGTTCTCCAACTCATATATGTAGTATTTAGGTATAGACCTAAGCCTGTCTTCTGGATCATACACTTCTCCTTGCCTGGTCTTACCATATAGAGAATCGTCTACTCTGTCCAGGCACAGATCTGATACAAAATTACGAACCGTATTTTTGAAGTTAATACCCAATCCTTCTACACGTTCTATATCTTGTTTGGATATCTGTGGAATAGCATACAGGTTCGGGCTCTGCTCTTTGTATAGATCAAGGGATTGTCTTTTTATTTCCTTGAGTTTTTGAATCATATTCCACTGCTCTACGTTTTTAGTAGCAACCTCATTACCGTCAGCATCATACTTGATACCAAAGTCATTGAAATACGATTCGTCACGATACAGGCTTTTCTTAGGCATTCGATGACCATACCCATGATCTTTTACATAATCAGGATTACGACCGCTATTTTCGGCTTCAGATTCAGCCACCCATGCCCTTGCAGGGTCGAAAGACAAGTACGATATGTCCATGCCATAATCTTGGGTGGATGTACCGTTTTGTACGTCCTTAACCATTTGCGCCACATCTATCTCACCTCGACCGATTTTGTCGATCATAGCTGCATATCCGGTAGGCGCCATGCGTTTATAGTACGAAAAAACCTGGCTTCTGGCAAATTCATTAACAATAGCATTAGCTTCTTCTACGCCCTCTTCTCTTGTATTATTTAAAAATAAGCTGGCCATCTTAGCATTAACAGCATTCCTGAAATCTCTACCGTCTAATTCTTTGCTTATACCAAGCTTTTCTGACAGGTAGTTGGTTTCAGATACGGTAAACAGATATCGGTTATCAGCAGCCTTAAACAGCTTATCCCTTAAAGCCTGAATCCTTTTTGCTTTCTTCGCCGTAGTATGACGTTGTACGAACTTCCATTCCACTTCCTTGGAGTCAGCAAGAGCATTTAAATAAGACTGATTTACTTCGTTTTCAGCCTTACTGCTTTTAGTAAGGTACTTATCAATATCTTCAAGACCCGCCATCTTAGCATAATCTATCAAAATAGCGTAATCGGCTTCAATAGCTTCAGATGCGGCCCTAAAAGCATCTCTTTCAGATGAGGTAAATGTCGCTTCGTTAATCTCTCCGATATCAGCCACATCGCGATTGTTTCCGATTATTTCCTTGATAATAGCCTTATTTTTTTCTATATCTTTCACAATAGAATCCACGTCAGTCGCATCTCTATCACTTGTCGTAGAACTAATGATATCATGCGCCATTTTAAGATACGAAGCCTTGTTATTTGATTCGGTACGTGCCGACTGTTCTGATTCTACATCATTCCAAAACCGATCGTTGAATGACAGGTGACCTCCCAACATAAGTGTCTTCAGCGCAGCTTCTCCTCCAGACTCGCTCTGAATCGTTCTTAATTTTTGCAAAAACGATTCTGATACGGCATTAGTGGCATTATTTGATTCCTTTCTCCAAACTTCATTTATAGCTTGTATTTCTTTGGCCATCTTAAGTTGGTCGCCGGTTTTTTCCACTCTCCTGGTTCCTACATATATGTATTCTGAAGCTGCTTCCTTACGTTGTTTACGAAGCAGTCCTTCTTCTTCGTAATTGCTGCTTTTAAAATAGGCAACCTCATCAAAATTACCACCGCTATCAATAAAAGGCTGCCTCAATATCCGTTTTTGCCGGGATAGGGCATTAAGGTATTCTTTGGTTGTTTGAGAAACCGGATGCCCTAATTCTTCTTCAGCCTTTTTGTATATGGATTCCATTCTTGTGGCATAACTTTCGCTAAATTCCAGTTCCGAATTTTCAGCATCCCACTTTTCCATCTGCTCTGTATAGATCTTTTCCTGCTCGATGGTAAAAATATCGGTATTAACTCTATCAGACGATGGTTTGAATTTAGCGTTTTCAGTAACCGTATTTCCATCCTTGTCAACTACTTCTCTTTTAAATACGTAATTACGGTTATTGTCAACCACATCACCAATTTCTTCTTCTGATATCTCTATGTTCATGGCAGTCGCAAACGCTCGCATCTGCGCCAGCTTCTTATTACGATCGTATTTAGCCATATCAAGAGCACTACGAAGGTAATTAGAAGTTTTGCCGTCTACTTTCTGAAGCAGTTTTTCAAATTCAGATTTGTTAAAACCATGCTTTTTCGCATATGCCAGGAAGTCGGATATGGCGGGCTGGGCATTCACCATCGCATTGTAATTGTCTTTGGCAATCATAGCTCCAAGAGCGTTATTGAACGGACTGGAAGAATGCTCTAATATACCAAACCACCTACTTATCCAAGAAACATCGTGTTGAACCTTGTCGAAAAATTCTTTTACTCTCTTTACCTTATCTGCCGGCACATGAAGTTCGTTCATTAACTTATCAAGCAACGTACTTTCATCAAGATCTTGTACTGATTTAATATCAGACTGAATACCGTTGATGTCGGCAATGACGGTATTGATCCTATTTGTATAATCCTGCTTTTCACGCTCATCAAATTCGGTACTTCTGTTACGGATATATCCTCGAAGATCGTTCATGATCGGAAGAACCTGATTGTTGATAATATCTACGTTCTTTCGATCATTGGTATTGAAGTGAAGCTTACCGTCTTTGGTATCACCATGAAGGATGGTGTTCACCACATTACTTAAGTATCTGACCTGAGCTTCGGCTGTAGAGATCATGCTGTTCATGGCAGCCGCCATCTCATTCTTGTCTATTTCGGTCTCTACTTTATTTATCTTATCTTCTATGGTCTTAAGCTGAGCAAGGGTCATAGACGTAGTTACAGCCCTATCAGAACTTATCTGACGTAAGTCTCTTAATGTTTTCCTTAATGCCAGGATCTTAGACTCAAGAAACTTGTTCTTGTTCATAGAAGAAAGGGAGTATAATGTAAAGTCATTATCCTTTAACAGAGAGGTGTCAAATCCTTTATCTATGTCAGTAATGGCAAGATCACGAATGTTTTTAATAACGTTATTCAAATCTTGTCTTTGGGTTGATAAAGCTGATTTAAGCCAGCTTACGATTCCAGAGAGAAGCTGCCGGACGCGCCCCAGGAAGGAGGTGGGCTCTACCGGCGCCTGTGCTGTGCCGGTCTGCATCTCCCTGGCGAGGATCTTTCCAAGAATTTCTCTCCTAACCGCATTATCAAGCTCAGCTCCCTCATATACCTTACCGTATGTATTATAATACTGACCTGCATACTGGTTCCACTCTTCCGTACCTTCTACATCTTGCAGAACAGCCTCAACAGCATTCTGATCTCTGTATGCCTCTACAAGGAAGTGGGCTGTTTCTTCTACTAAATCAGATAAAGTAGCATCTTCACCAACTGCTATTACGTTATTGGCAATATCTGCCAATGCCTTAGCAGAAGGTTCGTGCCCGTATTTGGTTTGATACTTCTCTATATAGTCGGTCATACCTATGACACTAACGCCCAGCGTTTTTAATATCTCTACAATAGAATTTCGTTGGTCACGTTCCTGCCTGCTATAATCCGATACGATCTTAGCTTTAGCATCAGCATAAAGATCGTTGTCTTCTAATATGAATGAAACTACAAGCGCATCAAAATGATCGTACTTAGCATCCAATTCATTGTATCTTCCTGACTTAAGATCGTTCTTTATCTGCTCTTTGCTAACCCTTTCCGTTCCTCCGGTAGCGAGCCTCATAGTTACCTTACTATTATCCAACGAGCTTATGGTTATCATACCTTGGTCGTTCATGGAAACATCTGAACCAAAATGATTACGGAGCTCGGTGTAGGATAAGGCTGAATTGAAAAGTCTAATTTGTCCTGTATGACCTTCTCCTGTAAGATAATAGCTTCTTGTTTCAAGATCGAATATCTTAGATCCGGACAAAAGACCTTTCTTTATAAGGTAGTTAATTATACCGCCTTTTGTTGATAAAGAAGTAGAAGCAGAAGCGGTCATGACCGGTATAAAAGATTTGGGATTATTAAGAACATACTTTCCGGCCTTGTAAGTAATGTCTGCCACTCCATCCACGGTAGATTCTTGAACGATGCCTGATAAGAATCCTATTCTGATATCATTCCCGCCAGAGCGAAGAGCTTCTCCGTAATCTTCAAATAATTGACTACGATCGTTCATGAAAAACAAACGAGGCTCTCCAGTATGATACGTTACACCCACAGGATTAGAATCTGTCTGTGGTAACTCTTCTGGGCTAAATATCTTAAGACCGTCTTTTATAACCATATAATTAACACCCTTATCCTGTACCATAGATACGGGAGTGAAGTCCGAAGATATAGCATCTTGTAAATACTGCCCGGCGTCTATTCCAGGTCCTTCCGGTACGGAAATACTTGACGGAACCATAGCATCCACCAACATAATATTATCACCCAGATCTTGGCTGTAGAATCCAAAGCCCGATTCTCGGATTCCATAAGGTGCATCTGATTTTGACACAAGAATAGGATTACTCATCTTAGAAGCCTTATCCAGCACCCTTTCTCTATAGGATTCCGGAATAAGGCCGATGTTGGATTTTACCTTATTATAAGCCTGTTTATTAACAGGTACATTCCTTCTCCAGTCACCAAAAGCCTTTAAGAACTTATTAGAAAATACGGTTTTAAAAACAGTAGTAGCCCGTTCCCTATTCTCCATAAGAGGAATAGATGCTATTTTATCAAACAACATAGACCTGTCCCCTGATCTGGTAGAGACAGAAACAACTTTATTTTTATTATCTCTTTTAATAATACACGTTGATGTCATAGTAAAACATTTTTGTTATGAGACAAAGGTAGTTAAAAATCAAGCATATCATAAAAAATAAAGCCATCCAACTTCTCAGTCTGATGGCTTAAAAATAATATGAAAAAAAAAATTATAATCTGACGAAAAATCGTCAAGTTCAGCTTATATGTAATGCATGTACCCATCTCGGTGTATAAACCTTCCCGATTCAAAGCGCTCAATATCTTCAGGGCAAATAGAGCCTGAATCTTCTCTCCTGGCTTCAAACCAAAGCCCCGGCTTACGAAGTCGGCAAGTTATGATATAATTGAAGCAATTGTGCGTAAAATGAAAAACAGATCCTACAGGGAAATACCTATCAGCTTGAAATACGATTCTTTTTCGTTTAGTATCAAACGTGATATCCCCTACTATCTTAGCCACGTAATAGCTTCTGCCATTTAACGTTTCATCTGTTTGTGGTATCCAATAATAACCTCTTGCCATGCCACAAATATATAAAAAAATCGGACAAGATACATGTCCTACTTTATATTACTTTGATTCGTTTTCAAACCGCTTTATAAGAGAAGCAATATCATCACCACAAATAAACATCATTCGACGTTCTTCTTTTGGTTTATGAGACACTGGGATGGTTTTGTTTATCTTAATCTGATTCGCCAGACCTCTGCCTAAACGAATATCAACTTTTTTACCTTTCATGAATTATTTGTTTAAACAGACCAATTCCATCTATTATAATATGACCGCTTTGCATACGACCATTATTAGGATTATGTAGAAAATTGAAACCACTTTCTTTTTCCTGTCTTTCAAAAGAACTGATATCCTTTCCTCTACGGGCTCTTTCAAAAGCTTTCTTGAACAACTTGCCTCTAAAGGTCTTGACGAGGATCTTGGTAGCGTTATTGCCGGCTTTTACCATTACTTTCCTTGCCTGGTCTTCCGAGACAAAACTGCTTCGAAAAATATACGATGCTGCTGCTTGTATGTCCTGCTTGGTAATCATATTATAAACATTTCTTTCAAAATACTATTTTGTATACTATATATCAATTTCATCCCATCTCTATCATATACGTCAAAAAAGGATTCACTTAAGTTCTTTGGATTTACATTCAGTTGAATTATGCAATTACCGATATAAACCTTAATCCCGTAATTATCAGAGTATATATCCTGCATAGTGTCAAATGTCTCAATTAAATTCTCAACAAGGGCTCTGTTAAATGAAAAAGATTCTTTACCATTACCTTTAAATGTGACATGATCTAAATTAATGTTGTCAAATTTATACTCTAACTGATTGCCATCCATCATATTATAAGTGATTGACTTTTTGATTATAAATCCCATATTATTTTGTTTTTTAGTTAATACAAATCTTCTGAATACAACTGTTCTCTAATGGCATTCCTATCTACCACCATCTCCTGATTATTGTTTCTAACAAGTTCAGACGCTTCCTCTCTTGTTAAAAACCGGTTCTTGCTTGTCAAAAATCCTTGAACACTACGGTTCTTATGGGCTATACCGTATGCCGCAAGTTGAGATAGTATAGAGGGGTGTCTCAATCCACAGAACACGGTGCCGGATGGTATATTGGTGGGCTGATAGGGACGTTTCTTGTCGTCCTGTACCCAGATGGCCGCGCATATCACGATTTCTTTATTATACATGATACGTTTTTCTATTAAATTTATTAAATCCGTTCATTTACTTTAATATAATCGGATGCCTCTTACCTCTAATGAGTTTAAACTTTTTGCGTGAAACATCCTTCGGGTTTTCTCCGTTGAAATCCCTGATATTGAAATTCCCTGATTTTCTCCTTCCATAAACAAAGAATATTTTATTGTTATACAACACTTTATCAAACAATCTAAATCCGAAAACCTCAAAAGGAGCTTGATTGTTTTTCTTCTTTCCTCCTTTTAAAATTTTCATTTTATGTATTTGTCTATTATGTCTACGAATTAAACGTTTTAAATTTCTAATTACATCTTTAAAATCTTTTAATTCCATTATTTGTAATATTTTAATTGTTCTGAAATCCTATACTTACTTATATCATTACACAAGTTACACCCTCCTGCACATCCACAGATCGAACAATACAGGTCTCTTTCTGACTTGGATTTGGATTGAAAATCTCTTACGGCCTTAATCCATATAGGAGAAATAATCTTACCGGAAAATACAGGTACATTTAAAAGTAGTGTTTTCATGATTTTGGCAAAACATTCATATAACACGGCACATCTACCACATCTCTTCCATGAAGTTCCTTTTCAAAATAGGAAACCATATAAGTGTTTTTACCTTCGTGATCAGGCCTGGGATCAAAGCATTCAAAAACGAATCTTGTTCTACCTTCAAGATAACCAAACATGAAAACAAATTCACCACCGTATCTTTTACTGGCTAACTCTTCTACGGTCATAACCTATCTCCTCCCAATCCTGAATTGATACTAACATACTTAACACGTGCCGTTCCACGTCCAAGCTGACCCCAGCCGGGCGATGGCGTTCCCTTGGCCGGAGCAGGGACAGCCCTAAGCTGAGACCAGTCCTGCTTTTGCCTCATGGCTTCAGCCTCTTTGTAATACCGGTTACACAGTTCTTGATCTTCGTAACCAACATAATCTTCCTTATTTTCCATATAGAATAGTTTTTCAACAAAAGTACGACATTCATGAATTAATTAGATTTAAAATAAAACAATATGAATTAAAATAAAAACCCGATACGTTAAAATCGCATCGGGCCTGGTATTGAAAAAAAAATAGGTTCAGATCTTGGGTAAAGATTCGAGCCAATTTTTAACATCTTTAGGTAATTATATACAACTTTACACCACAAATACGCCAATTTGTTTTCATATATAAATAATAATTTCTATATTTGTGTCATGAGATTAGTCGAACAACATACGATCAAACCAAGTTCTGTTTATTACAATGAACTTTATGATCTATTGCATAAGTGTAAAAACTTATACAATAAAGGGTTATATGTTGTTAGACAGTATTATTTTCAATACAAGGATGATAATACTGTAAAGTATAAGTACCTAAACTACTATTCTCTTGAAAAGAAGTTAAGAATAGAAAATGATGTCGACTATCGTGCTTTACCAACACCGGTTGCTCAGCAAGTGTTGATGATGGTTGATAGAAACTTTAAATCTTTCTTCAATCTCTTTAATAAAAAGAATAGAGGTGAGTATTCTGAGGAAGTAAGAATGCCAAGGTATCTCAACAAGGGTGGTTTGTTTCCTGCTGTTTTTGCAACAAATGCTTTTTCTCAAAAATGGATAAAACAAGGCATTGTTAAGTTACCAAAACAGTTTTCCTTTACAACAAGAACCAACAAGCAAAATATTCAACAACTTAGATTCATTCCTAAGAATGGGTATATTGTTCTTGAAATAGTTTACAATAAGAAGGAAAAGAATCTTATGTCCGATAATGGGAACTATCTTGGCATCGACATAGGATTGGATAATTTAGCATCTTGTGTTTCAAACACCGGTTCTTGTTTTATCATCAATGGTAGGCCACTAAAGTCTATTAACCAATATTATAACAAAAGGTTAGCATTCTTAAAATCTAAGTTAAAAGACGATAAACAGATTTCAAAACAAATCAGGTCATTAACAAACAAAAGGAATAATAAGATCAAAGATTATCTTCATAAGGCAAATAGGATGTTGGTTAATCATGTAGTTTCCAATGGTATTAATACGATCATAATCGGTCATAACAAGTGCTGGAAACAAGAGATCAATATTGGAAAGCGTAATAATCAGAACTTTGTATCTATTCCTTTTAATTCGTTTATCAGTATGATATCGTATAAAGCAACATTAGAAGGTATTAATGTTAAGATTGTTGAAGAATCTTATACTTCAAAATGTAGCTTTTTGGATAATGAACGGATTTGCAAACATGAATCTTACAAAGGAAGAAGGATCAAACGAGGATTGTTTAAAACTTCTTCCGGTAGGACAATTAATGCTGATATCAATGGTGCTTTTAACATCATTAGAAAATCAGAAAAAGAATCCTTTGATGTAACGATGTTACCAAAAGGTAGAGGGTTTTGGTGGAACCCGGTACGAATTTCCGTATAAATGTGTATTACTTTACGCTTTTGGTGTAAAGTGGTATATAATCACCCATTTAGGGTCTTTGTCTATTCTATCTTTCAGTTCATGCAATGCCGTGTCCATAACCGTATTCGGTACGCCAATCAACTCTCCTATTAAATACAAGGGGGTTTTATTCGATTTAGATTCGTGTGCTATATTCATATCCAAAAAAAAGTTATGTGAAACAAACCGGCCACGGGTATTCTATTGCCCGCCGACCGGTATAATATTTTTATTCCTTTTTTTCCAAACGGGAAAAACGGGAATGCGGGAATCATATTTTTTACTATGGCTCCCGCACCACCGGAAGGACCTGGATCTGGATCTCAGGTCAGATCCTTCCAGTTTATTTTTTCGCCGAGGTAATCTTGCACGGCAAGCCATCTTATAAAGGCTACTCCTTCGGGAGCATCCGGATCATCCAAATACATTAACGTAGCTTTCACCAACTCGTTCTCACATTTGAAGACCTTCGGAAAACCATCCGAATAGTACATTGCAAAGACATATTGGACATCGCCCCATGTCGCTTTATCCGGCTTCTTCGCTCCGCACTTTTCAAAAATATCTTTTATTTCCGGCTGCTTCCAGATCCTCTTGGATCCATCGACGTTGACCATCTTCTTTACCGCCTCATCAGCGAGAGCATTAGAAAAATGGTAGCCGTAAGTATCTACATATTTCTGATAAGCTGGATCCTCTGCGTCTGCTCCTCAATAAGAACGACCTCTGCCACGTCCGCGACCTCTACGCATCTGAGGTCCGTCACCGTAGTATCTGTCGTCTCCATAGTAATCGGTCGGGTAGGATTCGTAACCCATCCTCCGGTATTCCCGGTCCTCCATTTCATGACGACGTTCGCGCTCTTCAAGCCTTCTTTCCCTTTCTTCCAGCTCGTTTTCGCGTTCTTCCATTTCCTTCATCTTCTCATGCATACCGTAATGGTCGTAAATACCACCACCGTACCCCATGTACGTCCCATCAGAACGCCGGCTTCTGCCTCTGCCTCCACCTCGTCTGTCTTCTATCTCGTCATATCCAGGATATTCTCTGTGTCCTGAATTTAAATCATATACTATCATATTATACTTATTTCAAACGTTCTACAATTAACTTCTTTAAATCTTCGAATGAATCAGTAAGGTCATTCACCTTATTTTCTATACCAGCTATTTTACGATCCTGCTCTCTCGTTTGTTTGAATGCCGGATTGATGTCTTCTAATATAGATTCACAAGCCTCTATCTTGGCACGATGGGCATCTACGCTGTTTATTATGTCTTGACTGGTGTTTTTTATAGCATTCAGTTCGTTCATAATCGGATCTATGCTGGTAGATAATGTTATGCCCATAGCCTTAGCCACATTCTGGGATTCCGGGACCGTATAGGTCTTGGTTTCGCCAGTGAGCTCTACCGTCAGATCCACCACGCGGGTCTGCATCGCCTGATACTGACCTGGCTGAGGAGGAAGATACCTGGGTTCGGATACGGCTACTACCTTTCCCAATTCGTATTTAGGTACTGTATTAGTATCAAGGGTATGTACCTGAAACCCTTTCTTCAAATCTGAAAACATGATCAAAATATTAGTTAGGTGAAAATAGGGTGATGATATTCATCACCCTACTGAAATCATTTACCTGCTTTAACTTCAGACGCCTGGGCTGTTGTTGTCGGAACACAACAATCCATTAATCTTAACACGCCACGAACTTTATTGAAGTACAGAAGGCGTTCTGTGCCATTTACCATAGCAGCACCCGTGACAGCTACGTTAATAGGGTTCACGACATTCACTCCCGTAACCGGGCAACAGGTGTCGGATCCTACTGTTGAAACTGTGCTGTTTGCCGGGACCGCAATCTGTACCGGTAGAGCACTTCCGGCTGTGGGGACTACTTGCCTTATCTTAAGAAGGATAAGACCCTCACACGGAAGGGCGATCCAAGCCCGTGGGTTAATACCGAAGACTGTATTTGTCGTACTGACAATAACATTCTTCGTAACCATCTCATACAACGATCCTATTTTAGAAACACAAGCCATATTAGCCTCCTCTCTTAATAAAATCAGACAGCAGCGTTGTTATTGCAACATCCGTTGTTACATCCACATCCGTTATTGCAGCAACCTCCTCCGAATACCTGTCCCCAAGTATAAGCCTGGTAAGGAGAACAAGAGGGGTAGGCCGGGACGGCCGTCGGGCGTAATTGACCAACGATATTCTGGGTTTGTTGCTGAGATAATGCCGAAGCTGTCAAAGCCGCTTTTTCTTCACGAAGTTGAGCAATAGTGTTCTGCATCTCCCTCATTTCCAACTGACAGAATTTGTCATTGATCATAACGGTTTGGGCGTCAAGTTTCGCAGACAAGATATTGAATTGGCTTGTAGCTTGCTCACGATTGTTAGCCAGACCTTGGTTGAGACCGTTCTGCAAGACATTGGTTTGTTCCAACGTGCGAAGCTGGTTATCAAAACCTTGCTGAGTAATCATTCCCTGAGTCTGGCAAGTGCTTTGATTGATCAACGAACTCAGATTGCAGCAGCAAGAGCTGATTTGATTTCCTATTTCACAACCTTGTTGTTGAACTGCGTTGATAACAGCCTGAGAAGTCATACCTACCTGACCAGCTACTTTATCAATGGCACCCTGTACGTTGCAGATAGCGTTTTGAAGTTGAGTAGTAGAACAGTTCAAAGCAGAAGCAATCTGATCTATGGCGCTACGATTACCTTGAATTGCCTGCATCAAAAGTTCACGACCGTAATCGTTATTCAACTGAGCCGGCAAACCATTGGCACAACAATCACCGCCATTTCCAAAACCGTTACCGAAGCCGCGTCCACCCCACAGCCAGAACAAAACAATTATCCAGAGCCACCAACCGTTAGCCCCACCGAAACCGTCCTGGTTGTTACGACCGTTCATCAAAGCCGCCACCAGATTCGGATCCATTTTATTACCACCTATCAAATTAGCAAACATGCCGGGAATCATTGAAAGAAGACCGGTGGTGGCTGCACCACCACCGTTAGCCCCGGCTCCATCTAAAAGGACGATTTTATCACCACCCATAATTTTATAGTATTTAATTGTTAAACATACGTGCATGAAGCACGTAACAAAGATCATGATTGCAGGGTGGAATATGGGTGTGTTTATTTCCTATAGAAGAGAAGTATTTTCAGCAAAAACGGAAGTATAATACACAATAATTAATTTTCCCCATTTAAGGTGAAAAACTGATAATCAGAAACTTACGCTTTTCCCATTTTGGGTAAAGCGCTGTAAATCAAACCAGGGCCCGCATCACTGCGAGCCCTGATCTCTAAACTAATACCATGAAAAAACTTAAATCTAAAAACTAAAGAATACACAAATGTATGAAAATGTACGCTTTTCACAAAGAATCTGTATCCTGTTCTTTTGTGTGATTCAAGACATGGGATATAGTTCTGATACTTAATCCGGTTTGATTTCGTATCAGATTATAAATATAGGATTTTGAAACTACAGTTCTTAATTGACCTAAATCATTCATAATGTTTTTATACATAAGATGAATGCTGTTGTTACGTTTGATGGTACTGATTCTCATTTCCTACTGTTATTAGTTACGTTCGGTTCTTACTTTTTCCTTATTCCCATAATCCCTTCCTGAAACTAATATCGCAAACTTAACAAAAATAATCCATAAACAATGAAAATATAACTTTTCTTGTATGTTATTGATATACGTACATATATGAGAAAAGTGAGACTTTCACAAGCCTCACTTTCCAAATCGTAATTATGAAAAAACTATATTATATGTATACAAAAATTACCTGCATTCCAATTTATTAAGATCATCCAATTCAGACTTGCTTACGGTCATATCTTGCGTCAAGCCAGATCTGTTTTGGTATGGAGCGTAATCGGTTTCTACCGTCTTAGCCTTCTGAGTAGAATCGTATTTCACCTCCGATTCGGTTCCTGTTAGATTTTGGTAGATAGAGCCGGAACTACTTTCGCCAACTTTAGTGAACACCATGTCTCCTATTCTGATAAAATTATCATACAAACCTTCTACGATAACATTATCATCCTGCTTAGTTATGTTATGATCCCGAACCTCATTTAAGAGATTAGGATGTTTCGTAAAAAGATCGTGATAGAAATCAGAACCGGCATATAACATATCATAATAATCCAAATAGAACAGATCTGTAAAAGAAGGATCGGTGCTGCTCATGCTATACTCAAATAACTGCTCACGATCATTACCTGCCAAAGATAGTTCAATTTGTTTTAACGTATCCGGATCTGAAACGGTAAGACCCAGTAAATGATCTGGTTTAAAGTCAAGATACTTGTATGCCCCTTCGTACACTTCCGTATTATGAAGCTTATTTTCAAGATAAGATTGGTATAAATCGAATAAGAGTAAAGGATTCTCTTTGTCCTGCTTTCTGTTTATGTATCGGCTAAACTCCCGTTCTTCATTAACATACGGGCTTCCAAGAACAACAAGATGACCGAACGCCAATCTGGTAGCATTCATCTCTTCCGTATTCTGAGAATCGGTATAAGACAGGACGTATTTTTTAATAGAATCAGCAAGGGCCTTACTATCTACGTTTTTCACGCGGAGCTTATCTAAAACACCATCCTTAAAACAATATTCAGGATAGATACCAGGTGGGAAATAAGTTAGACTCCGCTTGGCAAGCTCGGCAGCTATATCGTACAAATCACCTAAATTATCTCTTTCTACCTTATGATATAGGTTTCCACCAAGATAAAGCAGAGAATGATTTTCAAATGCCGATACCGGATCTATGTCAGATTCCATATAAACGATATTCATATTATCCATATACTCTGGCAGAAACATAACACGGCGATCCTGGCTATCTCCAAGAACGTCATCGATAGCAGAAGCTAAGGTAGGAGCATAAGTATCATCGTTGCGCCTTGCTACATAAATATCAAGATCCAGCATCAAGCTATCAATTTTATTCAGCGATTCTTCTGTTCCGTCATATGCCTTAGACACGCCTACGATATCTATACCAAGACCTACACAAGCCTCTTCTACATCCCATATCATACTTCTAAGGTCTTCTTCTGTATCAGCATTAACCCTGTTTAGAAAGGCTGATATACGAGCTCGTAATGACTCAGATCCAATAGGGCTGTAATAAGCATAATCTTGCAACTTTGATAATGACCGTCTCTTCCCTTCTACGATATTATTATCTTCTAAAGCCACAACCGGAACGATGTTCATATTCGAAAATTCGTTGAACAGCGACAAGGCAAAACTCTTATCCGACTGATATCTTTCAACTAACTCCGGATATGAATCAGATAAAGATTCGAAAGCAGCATCAAACTCTGAAGCAACACTAATACCTCCTACTGTATTTTTTATAACCTCGTAAACTTCAGCCGGATTATATGATGCTCTCTTTCCTAATTTATTGAAGACACCATTTTTATACACAACAGGACCGTATGGTTTTTCTACGGTTGTGAAGTAAGACTCTTTCCCGAGATCGTGTTCGTTATTGGAATAATCTAATAATAACCTCATAAAAGAGCTGACCTCATTAAGTACAGAAGGATTATCTAATATCCTACTTATCTCTGTCTCATTGTACAAGCCGGATCTCCTTAGATTTTCTTCATTTAGGATAAGATTACCATCCACATAAAAAGAGCTTCTAACTCTATTAATAAGAGATCGTATGCTATATATGGAATTGGATATCATAACATCTCTTACATCCTTAACATCCTGAGCCGTTAAGGGATCGGAAAAATAAGCCTGACGCTTCATATACGACAGCACATCTTCTAAAAGAGGTTCGCCATTAGGATCGGTATTAAACATCTCCCCTGGAGCCGGGTTATTCCAATGACCGTAATACGACAAAAAACCAGGAGTGTAAGCCTTAGCCCATACCTGAAGAGCCCGCTCGCTGTTTCCTAATACTTTTAAAGCACTTTCGTAAAGAACGGAAGGCTCACCGTTAGGAGCCTCAACCCGTTCTATTTTATTTTCCTTCTTTTCTATCTGACATTTGACACCCATAATAATTAACTTTTTTGCAAAGTTAATTATAAAACTGATTTATACAATGACGGATCCCAAACTCCTTCTATATAAATCTCCGGAAAACTCAAACTGCCATCACGAAGAGTGGTGACTTCCAAGCTGGGAATGTTGAAAACAGTACTGGTACTACCAAACTCACCATTCAACTTGATAGCATTTCCGCTGTTATTAGCCTCATAATAAAAATAACAATAATTTTCATTAATGCTTGGATCATATTCGTACCAATATGTTAGATCTTGTATATGGTCTTCTATATTACCAATTTTGTTTTCACCTAATATAAAAATACCATTATTGCTATGATGATAAACCATAGATTCATAACCACCATAATTCCAATTACTATTAAACATTATGTAACTAACATCGGAATCATGATCTTTTAATACAGGCCCTATATGTATATGAATTTTATTAAACTGACATACATAAGGTCTTTTTCCTCCAAGCCTTTTTATATCTTCATTAGATAACTTATTATAACATCCTCCCACGAAATTATCCGCAGCATTAAAAAAATCTCCTTCTCATACTCAACACTCTTTATTTAACTCATTTATCGAATCCGAATTATCAGAACCTTCTACGAGATTCTTATTCCTATCTATCTCTTCCTGACTCATGTTACTCATCATATTTTGTATTTTTCTACCAGATTGAGATAAAGAGCGGATGAATGCACTGGAACTTATCTTAACTCCAAGATCCGGTTTTGCCCTAAACGCTTCACCGGTACTGATATTATACAAATCATACACATCATACACACCTGAGTTCATATAAAATTTATATATCCAGTTTCCACCAGCTTTTTTGTACCCTAATTTGGTTAACTCGACTACACTCATACCAAATTTAATGCCATTACGACCCATTATCTTCTCCGGTATAGGTTCTACCTTAGCCGGAACAGATGTATATGCTTCATCGCCGCCGTACAGGAAATAAGGGGTTGTCACCCTTGATATGTGAGTAAGCGACTCTTCGGATATACGAGGTTCGTCTTTCGCAGCCTTAGATCCTTTCCTTAGATTGGATATTCTAATAAAAGGATCGTATGTCAAAAAGGTTAAGCCGTATTCTACTTTATAACCTGATACGCCGTTAAGGTCCCTTATAGCCTTAGTCGTATGCAAGTGATTGATGGTGTCTATACCATACCTTGATTCCATATCGGTCATAATACTATTAACCTCATCTCCCTCTACATAAACCTCTTCTCCTTCCGGGATAGAGGTTATGCCGGCAGCCCTTCTAAGTAGCCATAAAGTAACTTCAGCAATGTCAGAGAACTTATCTCCGTTCTTCCTATAGTTATCTACTCTTCCTTCTTCAGATCCAGGTAATTCGACATTTCTTTCAACTTCGACATTTGTTCTGGATTGTCCTTTGCCTTCTCCATCTCCCTTTTTATCGCCATCTTCCTCAGTGCGTACTGCACCGCCTTCTGCACTTCCTTCTTTTCCATCATTTAAAATATTATCTGATTCTGACTCTATAGACTCCACGACAGCATCATACTCTGGTATGCCGCTAAGGAAATCTGCTACGTTATTCAAAAACTCTATTTTTTCCTCGTTTGTCATATCAAGGCTTTCCACGGGCTCCCATATGGCAGGCAAGTTGTTTGATTTTATTGCAGTAGAAACATCTTCTACAGTTTTATTATCCACCGTAGGCAAAACTTTAGAAACCAAACTATTGATATCAGATTCCATTTTTTCTACTTCCTCTTTTGTGCCATATTCTTTTAGGGTATCCATGCCATTGACTCTAAGAGAATAATTTAAAGCCTTACTTGGAACAAAATTAATATATTTCAAAAAGTTTTTCAACTCTGATATAATTTGTTCGTCAGATCTTGGCCCAACATAATCAACCACCACCTGATCTGTTTGAGAACGAAGCCAAGAAACGTATTCTTCTAAAGTCTTACCACCTTTACTGGAAGGAGTGGATATTTTATCACCTACTGTTCCTTTAGGTTCTAATCCCATTTCCTCCTTAAGACTTTTAGGATTACCTCTCTCACGAAGAAATCTCAAATCACCTCCTACAATCTTCCTTGCTATAAAATCAAAAATATTAGCATAAGGCGGCAATCCTTCTTTTTCTATATGAGATTCTATTTCGTTTAACATAAGAGAGAGGTTTTTCCTGGAGGTGCGCTTCTTGCCAGGTAAAGACTGCATAGCTTGTGTCGCAGAAGCCGGCTGAGCTAATGGCGCCGGCTGAGTCTCCCGGACAGCCCCTTCCTCTGACATTTCCTCTTCATAAACATCCACGTCTTCTTTAGAAGTAACGATCTTACCCTCATCAGAGAAAGGAAGATCATCCTCTATAAGCGACTTAGGTCTGGAAGATGATTTACCAAACTGAATCCTGATCTTAGGAGCGACAAACATCTCACCTTCGAAATCTATTCCAGATTCTACTTCAGACGTCACAATGTCTTTCACACTCCTACTTCCATCTTCTACCCACTTAACAACATCAGGAACTGTAGATAATTCTTCTATAGCCTCACGAGCTTTTCTAAGCCCTGAAATAGGATTCAAATACGATACTTGATACGAAGCCGGATCAAGGCCTAACTTGGTTAGATACGCATTAAGATCTTGTATATCATCTTGACCCATCTGTAGCAATTCAGAATCACCAGATTCAAGCAGCATATCTATAGAAGACATCCATTTCTGCCCTTCCTCTGATTCTACAGAACGTAGGCTAACTGGGAAAAGATAATTAAGACCGTTTTTACCTTTGATGACAACTACCGGAACTCTTACATTTTTGTAATTATTCCCCTTGTCATTTAATATAGAATAAGCAAATGGGAAGCCTGTGTATTTAGATCCGTTCTTAAGCACGACTTTGCCATTTAATACATATCCGACATCAGATACTTTTTCAGCACCTTTTTCGGTAATGGGGAGATTTTCTACCTGGCCATATCCTTGACCGTTCACCTTCATGTTAAACACCGGTCTTCCGGGAAGGGTCTGGGCAACAACATGCGTGCCGACGCCGATGGTAGCCGACCGGCCGGCGTCCTTCTTCCACTTGTTAAAAGCCGTTCTTCTTATTTTACTTATACCATCTATGCCTCCCGTATCAGCTTTTACAACAGAAACGAATCTGTTCCCACTCATGACCTTGATAACCATATTGGACACCAGTTTATTCTCAGCAGATTCTATTCTTTTTTTATCGCCGGACTGAACAGCGTCATTGTATTCGGCAAAAAGAGACTGATTATAAGTATCATTTACATCTATTTCGAGATTAACCTTATCTCCTTTTTTCAAAGAAGATAATGCTTCCTGATCTATTTTATCTACCTCATTCTCTCCGAACCCAACACCTGTTCTGTACGGAACCAATTCGTCTGAATCAAGACGCTTATAAACCAAAGAATATGAATTACCCACGTCCTGAATAGACACATCTGTGTAACGGTTGAGAATACGAGCCGATTCTTTGTCTATAGACCATCTCGCATGATAAGGCAGTTCCATTATAGTAGCTGTTTCTCCACCTATGTTAAGGAAGTATCTTTTAGTGCCATTAGCGTTCGTTTCAAAACTTATTTGAATAGGAACCAATGATTTTATAGAAGATATAAATTTATCGGCTCTAAGACCCGCAATTTCATACCTTTCGTTGCCATCGTTGGATATTCTTCTAACCATCAACGTTTCTGGATTTTGGGCGCTATCTATATTGGCTCCTGACGTATTATCGGATTCATCTAACTCATTTACAAGAGAATCTATATTAGCATCATCTTCCCCAAAATTACTCAACGTAGATTCAGAGATACGACCTTTGTCAATAATCCTGTTTTGTTCAACATAAGGAAGGAGATCCGTGATGTTTCCAACCTGGCCAAGATCTTCTATGGTAAATACCGAATCAGCAAGCTTATCTTCGTCAACTTTCTCCCCTTTGTCCCGTCTGTTCATTATATCCACATACGAAGAAATAGCATCATCAAGTTCCTGCCTTTGATCTGGTTCTAAATTGGATTTAGCCATATCAATAATAGCTTTATTTTCCTCATATACTGATCTCGGACTTGTAAGTCTGTCAGCCTTTTCAGATAATGATTTTATGAGATTAATAGGGCTGTCACCTAAAGACGACACATAATCATCAAAATCTTGTTTGTATTTATCATACACATCTTTTTCTCTCGCAGTAAGAAGATCAGCATTTCCTGTATATAATTTATCAATTATAGACTGCCTTACTACCGGAACCATAATAGGATTATCCATAGCAGCCTCATAATCTTCATCTGATACAGACTCCGTAAGCGGTGACTCTTTTATATTATCTTCCACTTCCTTCATCCTATCTTCTCTTACTTTATCAAGAGCATGCATAAATGCTTTAATAGTCCAAGCTTCGTCTTCCGAAATCTTACCTTCTGACACAGCTTGATCTACTACCTCATCAGTGTCATATTCACCGACTTTATTAGGCTCTGCAAAATCAGGAACCTTGTCATCCCCCTTATAAGGAGTAGACCATAGAGAAGACAGCGCTTTTGAAAATCCCCTGTTTTCCTCAGCTAAGAATCTTTTATCAAGCATCTTAGACAAGAAATTATTCATATTCCTATAGTCCATCAAACTCCTACGGTATTCATTTACCAAGGATCTCATGGCTTTGTCTTTGGCTGTAAACTTCTTTTCCTGTCTTGATTTTACATTAAAATAATCATCAAAAGCCACAAGAGTATCATAGGCTTCTATTACATCTTGTGAACTTATGGGAGAAAGAGGAGATGATAAAACAGATTCGGTTTTACTTACCAACTTTTCTATCGAAAACTCTTTTCCTATTAACGTTGATAACTCAGACAACGAATTATTGTAATTGGTTCTAAGATCTTCCAATTCTCTGGTTTTTCGTTGTATGGACTCAGCTTGTGGGTCTTTTCCATCTACGTTACGGGGACGGGTGGCAAGATCTTCTATTTCGGATTCAAGTTCTTCTATTCTTGACCGTATGCCACGAATAGCCATAGCCCGCTCCCTCGCCCTGCCCGACAGCCGGGAAAACGTACTTAGCGCATCCGCCACGCGAGGCTGCCCCGAAAGCGTTTCTATGACAGAAGCTATGTCTTTCATCCTTGATTCTGATTGAAGTCCAAGGAAGGCATTACGAGCTACGTATTTTCTAAATTCGATCTTAGAGTCATCACCTATAAGATCTTCGGCAAAACTCTGGGCAGATCTGAAATCAGAAAGACGATTGTTATAATTATCAATAATAGAATCCTTGTATTTCTTTGCCTCTTCCAAAGACATTCCGTTAGCTTCGGCTATTTCTGAAATAGGCATCATATCAATCATCTGCCTGAAATTTTCAGCCGAATCCTCTAAGGTTCCCATTTGGTTGTCAATAGACATCTTTTCAAACATAGCATCATCAAGCTCCTTGCCGGTCATAGACTGAGCATCGGAACGAACTTGAGGCCCTAAACTCATTGACTTTTTCAACGTATTCAAAGCCGCCGTATTAAGATTAGAAGATGCTTTGTTATATTCATTTACTTGCCTTTCCAGCAATATCCGACTATTACTATACTCTTTCACTCCAAAGAAGCCTTCCCTCATACCGAACAAAGAACCGATAATAGCACCGATTCCTATTTCAGTCCACCCTTCTTTAGATGTATATTGCTTTTTAAATCCTTCAGAAATAGCATCAAGAACATCGACGGCTCCGTTCATAGCCACATTGTCATATCTTGACTTAACATATTCTTCAGCCGTATTCTGTACAACACCTTGAGACCCTTCTTCCCATAAGCCTTCGGACACAGGTCTTTTCATGATATTGAAAACATTACCCGCTATCTTCTGCCCTATATTGGGATTAGTTATTTTAATAGCCATCTCTCCCGGCTTCGCAACTTCCGTCCCTAATCCAAATAAATGCTTATTAAGTTTCTTTTCCAACCCTGGTATAGCCTTGCCTCCTAAACCTATATACTTGCCAAAAAGAAGCCAGTTAGATAATCCTACTATACCCATATTGGCAGCAAATATTGCACTACCTACATCAGCATTAGAATTACGAAAAACAGCCATTTCCTCTGCATTAGGATCACGACCATAAATCTTACGATAATAATCCTTGAAATCAGACTCGGATTGCTTCATAAAAGAATTTGCCTCAACCGATGATTCGAATCCGGCACTGGTAGCCAACAGCGTCATGGTCTTAGCCGCCTCCCCTACATTTCTTCCGGTAGCAACTCCTTTTCTTACATAGTCATTAAACACACTTTTAAGGCTTCCTATGCCCCTATTGGCAGCTTGCCTTGCTACTAACTTAGCTCCGATTCTTCCGCCTAATTTGGCGCCTATATTACCTAATGAACCAACTCCCAGTCCTCCGGTCATGTACGCTGATATCATGGCTCCTACAGTAAAAGACATTCCATTACCAAGGACGTCATTCCATAAGAAATTACCGGTATCCTTAAAAAGCTTCTGACCGAAATTATAATCTTCTACCTCTTTCCTGTAATAATGGGGAAGAAGCATGTCTATTTGCTGGTCAAGATCACCTACAAACTTATCCATGTTAGTGTTTAACGCAGCTTTGTAACTTCCCTCAGATGCCATATTGATAAGTTTGTCAGGCAATGACACGACTCCTTGCGCACCGTACAATGCTGACTTTAAAGCGAATTTACCTACACCATTCCAAAACTTACTCCATCCACTCTGTCTTCTGGCATAATAATCCTCATTGTTTATACCCGGGATATAGTTGGGATATTTTGTACGCCATACCCCATCATTACCCATCTGATGACTTTCACGGATACTTACCTTCGGTCCATAGGGATTAAGAGGCGGCGGGGCAGGTGTAGCCCCCCTGTAGCTGTTACGAGCCAGTGCCTCTGAGTAGCTGTTGCTTATCTCCTTGGCTATATACGGTTCTTCGTATTCGGCAGCAGCTATCCTTGATGCGTAATCCGGAAATTTAGGTTGGGCATACACACCTTCACCAGGCATATAATTAGGAACCAGAGGCGTTGTCGTCTCTGGTAATGTAGCCGGAGTGTAATTCTCTTCTTCGGCTAATTTCCTTTGCCTTGCCACATCTTCGTAAGTGGTTTTAGCAGCAGGATTATATCTATCTATATTATTGTCAGCCATAAATTTTCTGCAAAAAATAGTTCAACTTACTAAACTTATCATTCATGTTGGGCGTGATATTTATTCCTCTCATATACGGATCCCTCATCTGATCAAGACGTTCTTGAACAGCCTCCTTCACGTATTTTACAAAGAAGTACTGAGGACACTTCTGGTGAATGCTATTCCAGTAATCCGCATACTCATCGTTACCCGGATCCAAAGGAACAAAATCTGAGAACAACAATGCAGGATTTTTAGAATTTTTAGTCCTTTTGTCATAGAAATTGACCGCTACTTCTCTCGAACCCCTATCATCCATTCCTTCCAACTGAACTGATATGTTATCAGACATGTCAATAAAATTATCAACAAGGGTTTTAACAACATTCATTTCTTCTGGCTTAAGGTAAGAACCGTGAACCTTTACTATATCATAAAGATCATTCTTAACATCAGCCTTAGAAGCCAAACGGGGAAGGCCATTACGTATAAGATACTTATCATAAGAATAACCTTCCTTCTTTCCTGTATCTACAAAATCACAGGTTCCAAAACTTGATTTGTAACCATCCACCGGATAATTACGCTCCTCAACCGAAGGATCTATACCTGCCTTAAGAAGTTCATCATTCGTAATCTCAACCCTTTCTGTAACATAAGAGTTTTTACCAGACCCTACTTGAGCAGTCAAAAATCTTCTGACAGTGCCATTATCTATCTCGGCATCCATATTGATGGTATTAATAGCAGTAGGATCCAGATTGTTTACCTTTCCTGCCATGTAACCAGACAATCTTCTAAACTGAGCCTTCTGCAAAGACTTTTCCGGTGAATCGGCATTCCAATTGTATCTTTTGTAAGAATCAAGGTAATGATGCTGAGATAACTTATCAGAAATCTGATCAGGAGATACAGACATTTTTATCTCATCCTGCATCTGACCCGCTATCATATCAGATACCCTACTATTTTTCTCAGCATATCTTAGCTGGGTAATAGTCAATGGCTCCCCTTCCTGATAATCTTTTAGATCTATATCACCGTCCTTATCTATGGTCATATAATCAGATATATTAAAATCAGGATCGCCATTCAGTTTCTTCATTCCATTAATAAGAGCCAACGTACCAGTAGAAGAACCATTATCCTCGCTTGTAATAGCATCAGATATGTTTTTCCCTAACTTGCCGGCACTCGCCTTAGCTCCTAATGACGGAGATATAGCACTAAGAATATCTATGCCTCTTGAAGGGTCCATCATGTACTCTCTAAACCCTACGGCATCAGATACACCAGTTGTTATAGCTGTAGCGAGCAGGAAAGCTCCAGCCTTATCATCTGTATCGGTAAGATTTATAAAAGAATTTCCTTTCATAAACTTAGCATTACGAACTTTCCTGATAATATCCTTATTTTTTTCAGTAACTATATTATCTATTTGATAATCAGTTATGTCATTTATAGCTTTTGTGGCTCCATTTGCCTTAGAATCAGAAAGAAGTAAAGCATCATAAGCTTCAGATAATCTGTTATTGCCTTGTCCGAAATATCCGTTTTTCTGACCTCCATTATTTTTTAAATAAAAATATATCCGTTCTTCAGGAGTCATATTAGCATACAAACCAGGATCAGACTTTTCTTCTTCGTATGATGCTGCAATGATATTGCTTCTATCTGTAGGAGATAATGAATTATATAATTTCAATAAATTTGCTCTACGCTCCGTGGAAGAGGATGTGAGTTGTTCATAAGGGATATTAGCCAAATTAATAGACCCAATCTTACCCGTTCTGGAATTGATAGCCGTAGGCCCGTCCATAGGAGCCATCGGCACTCCTACACCGCCTGCTCCTCTTGTGCCTCCGGATGAGCTTTCAGTACCCATCTTGGAACCGTAAGTACGCATGTATTCGGTTTCAATCTTAGCCTGAGCAAGTTGCTCTTTTGCCAACGATATTTCAACCATAGACTTAGCATTGTCAGTCAAAAACTTTTGCTGATCCCTATCCTCTGCCAACCTTGCAAAATAAAGATCATCTTTCTTCCTTTCAAAACTTGTATTGTCGTATCTCCATGCATCAGTCATCTTATCGAAAAGATTATTGGTAACAACAAAATTAGCGGCCGCTACCGGATCCGATGAAGCTATTATCATATCTGCCTCCCTCTTGGCTTCTGCTTTCTGATTTTTAGCTTCCTGTATCTGACTATCAATACGATCAATAATATCCTTATTATCCCCTACTGATTTCTTTTTCGCTTCCAATGCTCCTATGTGTCTATCGTATCTTTCGACATAAGACCCAATATATTGACTAACCAAATCCGGATTACTGAACACCGGATTGGTGGCTGCCATATATGATGCTTCTATTCTCATCTGATTCCTCATGTTTTCAGATAAGTTAGCAGACACAAAATTCCTTATCTGGGAATCAGTAAGCTCATCTACGTTGACTTCTATGATTCCACCAGTAGGATTACCTTTAACATCATATTCTGTTGTCTGAATCTTCTTGCCTTCATTATTTTTCCTAAAGTCACTGACCAGCTTATTTATCTCCTTAGTATAATCGACATAAGGAGAATAATGAAGACCTCCTAACCTTGATCCTGCTTTACCATCTGACCTCCATTTGTAATAAGGGTCCAAAGCATGCCATTCATTAATAGGGGAATAAAGCTCAGGATGATTCTGTTTTAGAGATTCTATTTCCTTCATAACCCTCTTGCCTTCTTTTGTGCCGGCAATAGCGTTAATGACCGTATCATCCAACACCGAGCTAATCTCTCCTTGTATGGCTCTTGTAACACCATCAGAAGAAAGATCCACGCCTTTGAATTTTTGATTGATGTTAGCAATCACACCTGACATCTTATCTTCCATATAAGCGCGGGCTTCAGGCTTATCTATCTCTTGACCCATAAGATAATCTACCTGGGTATAGATCTTTTCACGAGCAGCATCAACCTTCTGCTGTTTGTACATCATAACGTCCTTAACAAGATCTATGTTGTAAGGACTAACATACGGGGCATATTGCCTTAAAATACTATACTGTGAAGCCACTATTTGGTCCTCCTTCTTCTTTTAGTTTCATCATCTTCTTCATTTAAACTTCTCAAGTAAGGTGTGGAATAATCACCCATATTCATCACATCCTGATTACCTTGAACGTAAATAATTTGACCACTTGGAAGCATTCTCATATTAGGAGCTATGGAAGCTATGGTATTTAATGAAGTTCGAACATTAAACTTATTCTGTATCTCGCTGTTTATACTGTCATAATAACGAGCAAGATTTTCATCCCTTATAGCCATAGCCTTCAACAATCCGGATTCATAACGTTGCCTTTCCGCTATGTTCTTATCATCTGTTTGAACATAAGCCATTTCATTGAATCTATCAGCTTCGTTTATTTGCCTTGCGTTATTGAAATTTACTTCATTAACGTACTTGGCTATATTGCTTCCAGCTATGGCGTTCATATTAGCCAGAATAGCGGAACGCTGGGAGTCGGGCACGTCACCTATTGTGTCCAACTGAGCCGATGTCGCGCGGTTGAGCTCGTTGATATACTGATCAGCAGATTGAAGAACCGGATCTATTCTCGGAGCCTGATGCCTTTCCAATCCCTCTATCTCTAATCCGGTATCAAGCATCCTCAACATCTCAGGGAATATAGGGCCTGATAAAGCAGGGCCGATGCCTTTGCTTCTGTTTGTGTCATCTTCTTCCTCGGTTTCCGTTTCTACAGTAGTATTAATAACAGGATTTTCTTTCTTCACTTCTATCCTGCCTGGAGAACCTGGATTGGGAAATTTAGAATCGGTTCCTACAGGTTCAGCTTCTATAGGTTTTGATGCTGGGTTTACAGCTTCTAAAACAAAGTCTGTTTCTGACATCAAACCGCTATCTTTTAAAGCAGCAAACTTATTATAATCGGCACCCAGAATCTTCTTAGCTGCATCAGATTTATCACCAAATAAGTCAACATAATTCTTTATCCCTTTTTCGTTTAATAATCTCTTTTGCTCAGGAGTAACTACATCCAATCCATAAAATGATCTGGTTGCCGTAGTTTGTCCAAATTTGTCATCTACGGCAAATGAGTTATATGCCGATTTACTTCCTTGATCATACTTACCGGCATCTTCTCCCCAAAATCCGTATTCGTCTCTAAATTTCTTAGCTTTCTCGGCATTGGCTATAGCACCTGATTCCGCCAAAGCCCATAGGTTATTTAGTTGGCTATTGTATCCGGTCTGGAATCCTTCTGTATTAAAATCACCATCTGTATTGTATTTATTAGCCCAGCGGTTAATATCAAGCAAATTAGAAATAGCCTTGTTATTTACCCTACCATAACCGGCACTACTTCTGTGTTGCAGGTTTTGATTAGAATTTACACCAGAATCAGGATTAAGAATCTGTTCTCTGTCCGCAACATCCACTATAGACATATTAAGAGCACGTCCAAACTGCTTCATTAAAAGCTGCTGTACTTTCTTACCCCACTCTATCTGTTCTTTGGTAGGGCCGCCTTCAGCCATTTTTCTAACTCTCCTTACATACTCATCGTATATCCAATTTTTAGCATCAGATTCAGATATGTTAAGAGCCTTAGCCTGTTTTCTTACAGCATTTAAATCGACTTTTCCGCCATCTCTAAAGAAAGTATCTATCTTTTCTTGGCGCTTGGATTCCTCTTGCTTGTTATAGACAATATCAGCAAAAGATCTGAATTGTGCCTCAAGTTCGTCTATTTCCTTTTGATTATCATTTACGTACTTGGAAAGAATGGACTTATTCAACTCAGAAGTGTTTTTATCCTTAACATCCTTATTCTTTTCCAACCTCTTGAAAACACGTTCCTGATCATCATACTTTTCAGACAATCCTATTTTTTTCTTATACCTATCAAGAAGCGTAGCATACGTATCTTTTTCCGTAGCTCTAATGCCATAATTTTCCCTTACGTAAGAAGCAAAATCATCATCGATAGTACGGTAATCTGAAATAATATGAGCTTCGGGTAAATCAACGGGAGTGCCGCCGTCTTCATGCCTGTTACCTTTTGCCTCCATAGGACCAACATCATCCGGAGTTAAAACATATTCCCCTTTTTCTATCTCAACATTGGCATTACCCTCCATAGATTTAGGAAGAGGGTAAATGTATTCTCCTGTCAAATCAGAAGAATCTATTCTCTGTCCATTACCCAGGTTTATTCCACCACCTTCACGTTCCCATCGGATAAACTGCTGCCGGCGCTCTTTTGCAAGCTTTTCCCTCGCCGCCTGCTCGTCCCTACTGGCTGCATACGCAGCAGATGAAGCCCCCATAATATTACGAGCAAGACCCATGCCAAGACTCAATCCCGAAAAAGCGGCCTGAGCCACATTAGCACCAACCTTATTACCGGCTCTTATCCGACCAAGACTTGTACCGAACATTTGAGCCCGACCTCCAAGATCAGGAGAATAATAAGGAACAGTCATAGGATCCAGAGGATTCCCGTCTTGTGATCGCTTTTCATTTGATTGATTTTCTTCTTTATCAGCACTAACAATAGTTCCTTTGGGCATAGACTTAGGATCGAATATATTGTTATTACTTACATTCATAGTCGGAATAGAAGGTTCTTGCATTTTTATAGTAGAATAGTCAGGACCTATAATATTGTCAAATCCAGCCTCCATCATATCTATTTCCGAATTTATCTCACTCATACCAGGAACATTGGACATATCCATATCAATATATGGATTAGATGTCGTATCAGCCTGTTGTGTAACATCCTGAACACTACCACCAGGAGCGAATACCGGACGATTTTTTATGATTCGTAATCTCATACCATCTTTTTTCACAAAGATAAGAGAAACGAACGAGAAAATCCAACGTTATGGGATACGTTTAAAAATCAATCATGTACGACAGACAAACCACCAGAATCAGGATCATACTTAAGGCCACATGCCCGACGATAGTTCTTAAGCGCTTTCCTGTACAAAAACAGCACCGTCTTGGAAACTATTTTCTTCATAGATTTGGTTAAAACCTCTTCTGTTGAAACAGACATCAGACAGCTATTCAAAAACGACCTGACATTGGAACCGAACAAGGTCTTCACCATTTTTCTAAACGTTCTAAAAAGATATGATACAGAAAGAGCCTTTAACCCATTACGAACCAGTCTATTATTAAGATAATTAATGGCTTTTTCAGATAGACAAAGCCTGTTCTTTCCTTGACCGTCCACCTCTGACGAAAACCACGAATACAAGGTGGTAGGATGTTTCTTGAGATGATTGATGAAGGAAGTCATTATCCCTTCTTTTAAAGCCCTTTTATGGGCTACGCATGCAGCAATCTTCTCTTCTCTTTTCAAAGAGCTGTCAAGGCATCTAAACACCGTCCTATCGTCTCCGATGAAATACTGAGGACGTTCTTCCTTAAACTTAGCCCGATAAGCGGCATATCCTTCCTTACGAAGCATATCTATCTGAGACCGGATATAGAACCTTACACACTTTTCTTCAGCTTCTTGCACGCTTTTAAGATAGGGAACTGACTTTCTCCCATATCGGAGATAGTCATAAACCATAGCTTCAATAAAGTCATTGTACGGAAAGAATCTTCCAAATCCAAAGTTCCAAACTATGAAACATCGCACTCTATCTTTCCAGTAATCAGATATGAGAAAGTTGCTACAATATCCCAACCTCTTGTCTTTCTGATAGAAATGATGAGTATGTTTGTCATAAAATAGATTAAAATATCTCAAATTGCCTAAACACTGACCGGCTGGACGGCGTACTACATTGTACCCTAAGTTGCTGAAGCTATTATATATAACTTCTATCGGAGAGACCTGCTCTTTCTTGAAGAGTTTGTCGTGTAACTTGTGAGGATTTATTATTTCAGTTATTTTTGTCTCCATATTGTTTTTGTTGTTTAGTGCAAATATATGATTTTACATAAAAAGAAGAAAATGCACTGCCTTGTATCCGGTTTGAGAGAAATAGGATACAAGGTTTTTTATTTTATGACGGTTTGGATAAAAGACGGGAAAACGAATCTGAACGTAACCGTCTGACCGTCAGGAGTGGGACAACAAATCTTGAATTAAAACTACGCCTATGAATAGTCTCCGTTTTCCTTAATATTAAGACCATTTTCAATGATCTTACTCATTATATAATTTATATTATTTTATATACTTTACAATTTATTAATATAATTGTTTACAGTGAATGAACTTAACGACCGAAGGGAGTTAAGTGAGTGAACGGATTGACAAATTACTTTTTCCGTCATTGTATTGTTTGCCTAATTGTGTTAAAAGATTGAGTATCGTGACCGAAGGGAACGATGCGAAAGAACATATAACATTTAAAAAACGACTGAACCTATCGACTGAAAGGAGATAGGTGATGGAGTGACGTTAATAGTTATATTAGGTAGCCAGTAGAGAATTAGGCAGGCTGGTAGGCGAGACGGGCTCCCATGCCCGTCAGAACAGTGGAGGTACGTAGGTCTTTTCTGTTAAACCAAGGCGATGATAGTTCCATCCTTCACGAAATCGCACAAAAAAGCCGGATTATCTTGATATCGTTCTTCAACCTTCGGTATCCGCATAACGAGTCTCAAATCCGGCTTCGCTTTATTAATATGAGAAATAAAATAATATTGTTCTAATTATCAGTGACGCCTTTAATGCGAAGTTGTATATTGGGAAGCACGGCATTAATCAAAGCCATTTTCTTATCCTCTTCGCTTTCTTTTTCATGCTGTTTATACATCATGCTGTAATCACTGTCATCACCATCCTTTTTCCCGTCTAACGTCAGTAAATGATTTACGATGTCCTTACCATACGTTTCAGTCCATGTACGGAATCTCTCTTCCTCGGACTGTCCCTCCTGGGACGGGGCTTCCGGGTTAGGAAGGGCGGCTGCCACTTCTACCTCTGGAAGTGTTACCGATGCTGCTATTTCAGCATCATCTCCGAATCCCATTTGACCATACGAAGATACGGAATTTTCTTCAATTTCCAAACCAAGATTTTTAGCAACCTCCATAGCATAATTATAACGATCATCATTTCTTATAACACTCTTATGAGGACGTCCTGCTCCTTGGTTCCAAGCTACTACAGCATCCTTAAGGTTATCGGCGTTCATAAAATCCTGCCGGCTGTAGTTGTAATACCCTGGTCCTTCTTTTCCTTTTCTTGTGTATAAGAAATTAGAATATCCGGTTTTCCCTTCGTATTCGTCAGCCAAGAACTCAAGTTGGTCTTTGAATGTTGGTGTAGAATGACCTTTCTTTTTGGCGTGCTTGAACAACTTATCCATGCGCTCATTATGCCATTGCTGTATGCCGTATGATGTTCTGTTGTCTCCGTATATGTCATCTTTAAGGCCGGATTCAGCCATGAGGTTACCTATGATGGCGAGCGCCTGTATCTTGGACATGCCGCGCTTATTAGTAAAGTATTCATATGCTTCACGCTGCTTGCCAACTACGCCACCTTCCTTCTTGATGTTGGTATTGTATCTCTTTCCATTCCATGTAAATTCCTTAAGACCTCTTTTCCTGGCTTCTTTAAAGGCTTCACCTCTTGTAGTGGAAATAGAGTCTTGTAGCTCAAGATCATTTTTTATTCCAAGAATAGCATCAACAATAGTATTATCATTTTTATCAACATTATCCAAAACATAAGATTGACTTATCAAATTTGATACGCTCTTTCTGTTTTTATAAGTTCCTTCTTTATCTGATGGAGCTTCAAAAGCATATACAAGTGGATACGAATAATCCGTATCTGGATCTTCTGACATAAATTCGCTTACTGCATGAATGGCTTTATTGTATTTAGTATCCTTTATACTATACATCCCAGCATCTTGAACATGATCATAAAATCTGTCTATCATGTAATTGATATATCCACGCTTATCCCCCTTAAATCGCTCTTTATCTTTCTCAAACTCTTTGGGTGGATATCTTTTATCGGATTCTTGGAAAAGTCCCTTAAACCCTCCATAATCAGATACGGCATAGGGATTACCACCAGATTCTTCAATAATATTTCCAAGTACGGCTTCTATCTGGCGTTGATTGAAACCTTTATCATATAAAGCATCATAGATCATATTCATTCCATCTACGTCCATAGTGCGGTGCGTACCCTTACCCACGCGCTTCATATTTTCATATTTGGATTTGAATAAATCCCAATCTATTTCCGGCTTAGAAGAATCCCCTCCTTGTTTTTTAGATCTTATCTTCATTTTTTTATCCAGATCATTCTTGGAATCAATGGCGGATTTCAACAAAACCTTGTTTGGATCATTCTCTTCATATGGATTCTTATCTTCTACATAATCCAGAATATCAAACGGGTATCCTATTGTATCAAGAATCTTAGTAACAATCCCTACACCAAGAGGTTGATCGCTTCTATAAAAATCATACTTATCTTTTACGACCATCCTACCTCTATCATCACGGTACATAGTGAAACTTGATAAGCCTGATAAATCATTTAAATCGCCGTAAGCATCTGGTATAAAATTGTATTCGTTAAATACCTGATGTTCTCCAGTTCTGGCTTTTTTTAAGAGATCTATTCCCTCTTCCACCATTCCAAGTTTCCTACTTGTTACATCCCTTAACTCCTCCAAATCAGATACGTCCTTGCCTGCAACTTTTCCATCAATTATCTTATTATCTAAGGAATCAAGCTCCCTTCCATATTTTTTAGTCATTTTCTCCCACCCACCATTTATCCTGTCAGATATAATGGATTTGATATTGTCTGGTATTCTGACAATCCCATTTTCTTCTTTCAGATTATTTGGTTGGTTTAAGAATCTAAACCAAAGATTCTGACTAAAATCATCTACATTGGCTTTCGGAACATCTTGACCAAAAAATTCCATTATTTTGGTTTTTAATCCTCTTTCATTAGCATACACGTCAGGTGTTATATTAGATGCCAGATATTCTCTAAGTTTTACAAACGGACCAATTTTACTCCATAATGTTTTTGGTTGTTTGTCTCTTACATAATTTTTAGTCTTCTTTGCCATTTTTTTCTTCCTCCTTCTTAAATTTGTGGTAAGCACCACAAACCTTATCAACTAACCATCCCATCAGACAGGCGGCATGCTCATCTCCTCCGACTTCAAAACCGTAATCCATATTAAGATACTTACAATAAATAGAAAGACCGTGCAGGCATTCGTGTCCTATGGTTCTAACATCCATATCAGATAGTGAATGAAATAAGAAACATATTTCTTTCCTGTGATTGGTTCGGTTTCCTACGAAAATAGTTCTGCCACCATAATCATCAGTCCACCCCTCCCAGCTCTGATCTTCTACTTCCAGGTTGGCGAACGTCTTAACTATATACTCTTCATCTGCTCCAAGCAATACCCTTACATTATAGGGGTATATATCATTTTTATATAATACTTGTTTCATAACAAACTGTTTTTCAACAAAGGTAAATAAAAAAGCCGAAGATATACTCACGTACTTCTTCGGCTATACCTTTAAAGCTAAAACTTGTTTACTATGGAAATTACAATTGAAGCAAAATCAATGATTATATTTTTATTTTCTTAATTTCTTCAATCATATTCTTATATCCGCAGAACTTGCTGTTAATAACATCGAAGATAGATTCTGACCAGCCAGCTATGTTCAAGATATTAGATCCTCTGTAAAACATCTCACTTCCATATCCTTGAATAGAAATAGAAACGATCTTGCAATTTGGATTCACTTTCTTGAATCCTTTCAAAAGTTCGGCGAATTTACCATATTCATAATTGGAACTTTTCTCCCATACAATAGATTCGCCATCTCCTATCTGCATATCTGAAATAACGTACAAGTTATCTACTTTGATCTTATCTTTAACGCACTTTTCCAAGAATGCAAAAAGACCGTTTTCGGTAGCACCACCGCATTCTCCTCCGGCAGTAAAAGATTTTTTGTTGTTCCACAAAACACCTCTGCTTCTATCATATTCGTAATTGATAAGTTTGTCACCAAACATACCAATAAATACGTCAGGAAGCACAGAAGCAATCATACAGCCAAACAAGTTACCAATGACAGCCGTATTTGTTTTGCTAAAGGCAGACACTTCAGAAGACCCTCCCATATCTCCACGTACAGAGCCAGAGTGGTCAATCAGGATAGCCGACCGCCCCTCCAATACCGGCAGGTTCTTGCAGGAGATGGTTATGGCTTTCTCCAACGCATCTAAAATCTTATCTTTGTTACGCGCTGTTAATTTAGCACGTTTTTTATCCGACTCAAATACAATATCATTATCGGAACCATCAGTGCCTATATTTTCAACCTCTTTGAAAGCTGAAGCAAAACGGAAAGGAAGCATCTTCGAATTAAGTACCTTCTCTTCTATTGTAAGCTGCCTACAAACTTCATCTATTTGATCAGGCGCGTATTTGATTATGTTTACAAGGTTACGAACCATATTAAAAATAGGCATGCCTTTTACATTAGAAACCACGTCCCGAATAGCGTCACCTAAAGCTTCTTTCTTTTCCTTATTGTCTTTCTTATCCTGTCCGGCTTTAGACATTTCTTTTTCAAGAATCTTGCTTTCGTATAATCCAGACAAAGACCGACCTTCTATAAGGTACTGGAAAGCCGTTTTGTTAGCCTGATTGCCTTTAGGGTGAAATAAGTTTACGAGGTCAACCATAGTAATGACCCTACTGTCCATCTTGTACTTATCAATCCGGTACGGATCAAGACCTTCCAAAGCCGTCTTAAATCCTTTCTTAATAGCACTGGATATACCTCTTAACTTCTTTGGATTTTTGTCGTTAAGAGCCGCATAGCAGCCAAGAATTTCACTCATATCATCAGGACGCATAATGATCTTGTTATAGAACCTTGAAGCCCATTCCTTACCCGATGCTTTGCTGGCAATGACAGAAGCCATAAGATGCGTTACTGACCTAAGCTTTCCTTCTTTCCTAACATACAATGCTGTTTGTGCTGCAAAATACGGATCCACCTGATCCATAAGGTTCTTAATTCTTTCTACTTTATCTTTTTCTTTCTCATAATAAGAATCAGATAACATGGTAGTCATTACCGTAGATACCAACTCTTCTTCTGCGTTAGGCTTATACGCCTTCTCTCCCATGTGATTCACGATCGTAGGCTTAACACCTTCATCCTTTTTGTTAAACTTTCCCATTGTCTATATTTTTATTCAAATTAATCAATTCATTTCATTTTGTATCATAAAACGTTTACACCTTGACAATTTCAACTTCTTATATGTAATATCCCTCTGGTTTTTACCGTCAATGTCACGAATGTTAAAATAGCCAGTTTTACGCCTTCCGAATATAAAGTAATAACTGTTTTCAAACATAATCCTGTCGAACAAACGGAAACCGAAAATTTCAAAAGGAGATTGATTTAGTCTTTTTATCCCTCCTTTTTGAATCTTTTGTTTATGAATTTGACGATTATGTCTTCTTACTAATCTTACTTTATAATAATAACCTAACCTTATAGCATCAAAGTTTTTAGAAATAGTAAAAGAATCGGAAACATGAGATTTTTCAATGCCGTGATTGATTCTATTATATTTTGTAACATAACCGAAAGTCATAGAAACGTTGCTATATTTAGATTTTAATTCTTCATACAACCTCCATTTCATGATTCCCATTACGGCTGCGTCGCGAAGCGACTTGCCTCTTCTGATCTTTAAATCTATATTACCTTTATGGTATTCCTTATGACAAGTTTCACATAAAGTTATAAGATTAGAAGGAGAATTTCCTCCAGTCTTTCGGGATTCAATATGATGGACATTAAGAATTTCATCTTTCGATTTCCCCTTACAATGCTGGCATTTATGACCATCTCTACAAAGGACATATTCTCTAACGTTCCAAAACCCAAGTTGATCACCCTCCTGATATTCTTTACCTGATATATTAGGATTCTTAATCTTTTGAGTATCGAATTGAGCTACTTCAATAACAATACGAGATATTGGTAGTATAGAGCAAACATTGTTAATAACGCAAATATGGGCGTCTACTTTGTACCGCACCGAAGGTGCTACCCATTCTGGACGCTTGCTTTTTATTCTATTATTAAAACGAGGTTTTCTATACCTCATCCTGTCTCGTCTCGCTCTTCGTAGCTCCCTTCTGGTAGATAAAAGATCTACGATATCATTTCTAAGAATTACTTCACTACTGTAAAGTTCTTTGCTTTTCGTCGTAGCTGATAGACCAACATGCTTAGTACCCATCGCCAATGTTATTTAAGGTTTTTCGCAAGCAACACTGTTCCTCAAATACCAGAACTGTTTAATCACTTACCTTAGAGCTACAGACTTGGATAAACATCCGTAGGTAACTATCTATTCTTAAATAACGTAGTGTTTGTTTCAGCACTTAGGCTAATAATCGGAATAGCTTTTGACTATCATACATAATACAATACAAATGTTTATGATTTGTATGAGTTATGCATTATTCTCGATTATTTGTTGTTTTCTTTAAAATATTATACAAAAAAAAGCAGTGATATTACCACCACTGCTTGAAAAAAAATATATCAAAATGAATACTCAATGAGGGAAAAGCTGAAGTTAGTGTAAACAATGAAATAATGGATTTGAACCATCGACCTATACTTTAAAAGAGTATCGCTCTATCCATCTGAGCTAAATTCGAAGTAACTAACCCCATCACCACTCATTAGTTTTTATATATTTCAAACAGAGGAAAAGCGGAGCCGGATCTAAAATGAAAATATTGGATTCGAACCAATGAAAAACTTTTTTACCTAAAGCCGTGTTAGCCACTACACTAATTTTCGAAGTAACCGAACTCCTCACCATCCGTATATGTTGTTAAAACAGGGATAATTTGGAAGGTGTTTGAAAGGAGGTTTTAATCTACCAACTGATCTAATCTTTCTTGCATGAAAAATACAGGACTCGAACCTGTGACACAAACCGAAGTATCACCTTCCATCACCACTGTCTTATATTATAATCTCTCTTGATTACGATGCAAATATAGACACTAAAATATGATTTACAAATTAAAATGATTTAAAATGTATTAATTTGAATAAATTATTTTAGAGTCATAATTGGATTACCCCATCTCTTTTTCCACTCTTTACCTAAATACATTCTTAATTCTTCGAATGAATGAACAAACTCTCCATCGATTATAGCTCCAACTGCATTCTCTATTGATATTATTTCATTTAACTCATTCTTCGTTGCAAAATTTCTAATCCCATCTTCATGTTTATTAAAAACAATAAAATTTATGGCTTTGGCTACTATTTTTATCTTATCAGATAATTCGCTTTTGTTTTTTATTAAAGAGGAAACAGATTTGCACATCTTAATGTAAGCTTCACCAGCTATATTTCTATTTTCTATAAAATTGTCGGTAAGCCATAATATAACCTTAGCATATATTTCAGGATCTAACTCTAAGGCTATCATAACGAAAAAATACGGATTAACAAACCATTTTTGATCTTTTCCTTTTCCTCTCCTGTATGCCATCCCGTATTTCTTCAAATCAGTTAATTTACTTATATTCAATGAATTATCTTTGAGTGTACGATATCGTACAGTACAAGTCAATTCATTGATATTCAATTCTTTAATTAATGCATTCATTTTCTCTTGAAAAGACGACGTAGACATTAAATGGTCGAGTCTTTTAGGCTCCAACCCCATAGCCGCTCTTTTCTGTGACAATACATCCATAACCTCTGTTATACACACAAAACCATCTTTTGACATAACAGAAATGTTTCTACCTAATAATTCTCTACTTTCTGATTGTAATAATACGTTACTTTTCATAATTTTACACCGTTTTATTGTTAATAAATAAGCGCCTACCTGTCCGCGATGGATCGATAGGCGCTACAAATATATTCAACTATTATTAAATCACAAAATAAAAACTACTTATTTTCAACTTGTTAAATATTGTAATTTATCTATTCTTAATCTTATCTTCAGAAATCAACCACTGGAATATGATTTTCCGGTTACTAATTACTTTCTTTATCCTCATCAGCATCCAACTTCCCCTTAACCTATCCAGCCATGACCGTCTGAAATTAAGAGCATCAGGATTAACTGACTTATTTATATCGTTATCGTCCTTGATCCAGATAGGTGTTTCAGATCGGTCATCGTCAACCCTGTTGAAGAAGTCATTTAACTTATGTCTTCTATATACCTCAGTATCCAGGACCTCAGTATGGTCACCTACGATCTTCGGATATGATATACGTTGTGCTAAATTATTCTTTTCTTCTGGAACAAGATGAATTTCGCCTGAGTTGTTTGTGTCGTTGTAGATAGTTATCGTATCTAAACCTACTTTCCTGTCAAGAGTGTAATTCACATCATCTACGTATTTCCTTGCATCAAGCTCGTATTCTACAGAAGCCAGCGTAGAACCGTTATATTTCTCTTTTATCGGCACTTCTAATATAAATGGATATGTTGCTCCGTAAAATGTCTGAAAGCTCTTATTCGTCAGCAAATGGCTCCATAAGCCACCTTCTTCATCCGATGCCGGGAAGTTTATTCCTGTCTGGAAATATTGTTGCTGTTCTATATAATAGTCAGGACAGAATGAATAATACGATATCCATTCCTGCTTCAAGCACGAATATCCGATAGTGAACGACACGTCCTTGAAATACTGTTCGTCTTTTAAAGATATTTCCTTATCGTTTGACAGCACCTCTGTTTCATTGTACAAGAACCTTCCACCATCGTATTTATAATATGCCGGGTTCTTAACAGGTATATAATCTTTTTTCGTGATAAGTACTCTCTTATACCTGTTATCCCATCCAAGAGACAGACCAAGACCGATAAATTTATTGTCTGTATCTTCTTCTGTCATCTCTGTACCGGTTAAGATATTAGTTATTCCGTATCTAAGAATCTTAAACGGAAGATGACGCTTAAGCCAATGTCTGATACCTACACTAAGTTCCTTAAGATTACGTCCATTAGGATCGGTCATAAACACCTGTGCTCTTTTAGTATCTACCCAGAAGTGACCAAATTCTGAACTAATTATTTCAGTGCTCTGGGTTCCAGAATAACCAAGGTCGGTCGTGTTGTACTCCAGAGGCCGGGACGCGAACAGACCGCCGGTGCCCATCTCGGCCTGCCCTGGGGAGGTGCGCTCCTTGATTACGTCTATGGCGTTATGGAGTGAAACCTGATCCTCGAACCTAACAAGAATCTGATCGGATTCAATACGCTTCATGTGAATAAGCTTCCCGTTGTTGGTTGGGAACTCATGATAGTCCATAGGCTTATACGTCAGCCACGGATCTGTTTGACTGTTTTCAGATACGTCAGCCCTACTCCATATAACACCATTAGGTCGCTGGTAAGCACAATCATAAAAACGACGTTCGTATGTTGCCGGCAATACATTAGGTGTTAATGTCATTCTTGATGAGTAGATAGGACTTATCTTGTAATCATTGTCCCTATGGATAGATACGTTCTTTTCTTGTGTCCACCAAGCAAAATCACCATGAGCCGGATAAAACCATTCATGGGGCTCTACTCCTTCTAATCGGAAATTGCAATTTATTTCCGATTCTACAAGGAATTGAGGGATACCATAAGACCACAGATAAAATCTACCATCCACATATTTCTTAGCCTCGTTCTCACCATTTAAATTATACAAACTTTTTCTATTTGGATAAAAAGAATACGTTCCTTTGCTTGATGATGTCCAGCTATTAAAACGTTCGTTGTCAGTATGCTCAAGCATATCTTCTCCAGTATCGTAATTAACGAAATACTTGGGAAATCCGACATTTCGGTAATCATTGTAAGCAAATGGTATCATATCCCCTATACCAAAAGCAGTATTATAAAAAAATGGGAATTTCCGTTTCATGGAAAACCTCGATATGTAGGTGTCACCGCCAAACAGCGGTTGTTTCCCTCCTTGGAAGAATCCACATCCTCCTACTGATATCCATTTTATGTCTTCTATAGCTCCATACTGATCGGGTCTGTACCGCATAAGCTTCATATACGGAGAACAGATATAAGACAGCATCTTCGTCCTTTCAAAAGATTCTTTAGATCCAGCATCAGAAGCTATGATAACAGGGTCATGGATACGACTTGTATCATATACCTGGGCTTGCATAGGATACGATACAAGATACTTTGAATTTAAGATGCTTGTATCAGGATCCTTTTCTCCCGGATCTCCAAAAGACAAGAACATGGAGGATTCTCTATCTATGTTATTTATAAACAAGAAATCTTTTGAAGCGTTTTGGTTATCATCACCCACATCTTCTCCAGTAACCCAAGATGATGTCGTAGATGGGTCGGATATGGGGTACATGCCTGATTTAAGACTCTTGGTGTTAGCCAATCCCCTTAATCTGTTTTGTTCGTATGGAGCCGTATCATCGAAGCCCATCATGCTATTGTAGTAACCTACAGACGTGTAATAAAAAGCATGGTTTCTTCTTGGGCCATTGTTTATGAATGTCGTGAGCCAATCATATCTATACTTACCATACAATACCGGTCTTTTAGCAAGCGTATCAGATATGGTGGCAATCATTGAAGCAAATATCATTGCCATATTGATATTACCTATCACACCTACATACGCAGACGTAGAACGGTTCATAAGCTCTTCCGCTATCTGAGAAGCTATGGTGGCCGTAGATTCGATGTTAGCCAACGTAGCCGCCATCTTATATGATTGTTTCCCTAATATCGTCCATTTGGGATGATCTTCAACCTCATCAAAGTTTCCTACAGACATTCCCCTTATAAAACCTTCTATAGCCACCTCCGTAGGGGTTTCAGGCTTATTGAAATAAATATCAGGAGAACTAAATGCATACCACACGTTTCCTTTTCTGAAAAATGGGTGGGTTATAAACGATACCCTTTTTTCAGTTGCGTAATTAAAAGAGTCATCCGATAAATCATTATACGGATAATTAGGATACAGATTAAGATTCGAGTTTTGACCTGAATACCTGTACATGTCGTAAGCTATTCCGGTAGCTATAACAGAACGATTAAGACGTCTGTCACCTCTATATATCTCATAGCCTGTAACCATATCTCGCTGCTCTTTGGTTATCAATCCGGAATCTACAGCAAAATCAAGGAAGACGTTAATCATATCCTCGTCTACTAATATTCCTATAGGATAAATATCAGAAGGAACATCATAAGACCTAACATCCCGGTTCATGAAAAGCATATGATCGTTGTCCGGGAACTTATAATGCCGGATAGGTTGTTGGCAAAAGACGGTACTGGTATCTACCGTACCATATTTATGACCTTTAAAAGACATCATTCCCTTATCATCCGTAGAAGGGGAACCGTAGTATTCAGTAAGCTTGGATACGATATTGTCGTAAGCTTTCTTGGAATTGCCTTCATAGCCATGATCACTTATCTTAACCTTGCTGCTGTCATACAGTTCAAAATTAGCAGGATACTTCTCAGACGATTCCCAGTAAGCGAAATCACCGTACTTGTATTTCCTTGGAGCGCAGTTTATGGGGCGATCCCCGCATATCGTACACTGGCTGGAGTATTCTACTGTGGCCCTTAACGATATTTCTTTTGCCCGTACATTTATCCTGTCTATTTCCTTTTCTCTGATACCAAAAATATAGGGGTATATAGTTTTACCAAGGACGTAAGATGTGCCTACCAAACCTCTTGACGGTTTCTTACTGTTCTCCTCTTCTCCATCGTCTTTAACCTTACAGAAATCAATCTGTCGGACGGTAAAAAGCCAAGGGCACGATACTATAGGACAGTCTATGGCTACATACAATCCATCAGGGTACTTATCGAAGAAAGATTTGCCTATGTGCCCAAAGTAAGGACGGGATGCTCCAACAATAACATAATTATCACCTTCATCCATAATCTTCTCCCAATCAAAGTTGAGATCATCCTTATCTATCTTCCTATTGCTTCCTTTGTATCTTGGATCTAATGATTTCCAAAAAGAAAGACGGACATATTGTGTGGACACAGCATCCATAAGACCATCTATTTTACCCAAAGATTCCAGATAAAGAACTTTGTCCTTGGCCGGGAAATCAGGATCATCCCATTCTTTAGGTCTTGTAATATGAAGGAAACGGGCGTTACGAAGCACGCATTTCGTAAACCTCCATACCAACAACTCTGACGTAAACATCGTAGAACCTTTAACATCTTCAGGAATAAGAGCGCCCACGTTATTGTCAGCTAAATTAGCATAAGAATCCCAGGTCCATCCATCTCCGTAATCTCCTTCTGGAACGTAACCGGTATCAAGGAAATTATATGAATAATCATCTATCTTCTTCTCTATCTCAGGCCAGGTGTCCCTTATCAAGGCTCCAGGCGCTATCCTTGACCTGTAGGCGTCATTGTGGATAGTGCTCGAAGAACGTCCGGCACGCCAATCTGGAAGACAGTGATTGCTGTCCGGGAAGCAGACCTTACTTTCTCCTTTATCATCATTCCACACATCATTCATAAGAAGATATGCTCCAAGAAGTGTAGAAGATGACTGGAATGAGTTATAATCGCTTCTGGCAACAGTAGGATTAAGACAAGGCTCTTCTATAAAACATCCGCAAGTACACGGCATAGAATCCAGAACATAAATAGCTTCGGCTATAGACTGTAATATAACAGACGGTTGTAACAGAGAATCATATACAGCACACGCCTTGGTTCCGTCATCACCCGACCAGTATCCAGCCCAATGACCGCCATCTTCGTCATCGGCAAAGAAATACTTGTCCATGAACTCTATCATTTGCTCCTGTAGTTCCCAGTTAAATAACACAGAATACTTATCTTGCTTTTCACCGCCGGTAGTATATAGGTAGTCGGTGGATACGTGTTCCATATCCTCAAGCTCCTTATACGTATATTCTTCACGGAAACCCACAATACAATCTACCGGAGCTGTAATAAGCGAATACTGGCGGTGAGCATCAGTACACTCGGCTCCAAACTCAGGAGCCGTAATACCATCTATGGCTTCTTTTTGCTCCTCCGTATTAGGATCGTCAGGATCTCCGTAGCTGTTGAATATATCGCATATTTCATTGGCAGCCGCATTATTAGGTTCTTCTGTAGCGGTATTACATGCGATGTCTTTTATATTAGATGAAAAATAATTAATCACCTCATCTATTATAATCTGACTTCTGAATGTAAAACTAACGTTCGTATAAGTTTTAAAATCATTTTGCAATGTTATAGTTTGACCGATAGTAGCCGGGTTCTTACATTCTTCTTGTCCGGTTCCTTCATCATCAAAATCCTTCGGGTCTCCTGCCGTATTATAATACTGCCACTTGAATTTACGCTCTTGCCCTGAACAAGGTGGAGCATATTGGTTTATGGATTTATATACTCTATCAGTATCCTTATTTTCTATTTCTGCCGCAGCATCTTTATAAGGGGGAGGTATTAACACAAATGCCGGAGTTTTGTAACCGTTGGAGCACTTAAAAGAAATCGCAAACGGATACACTTCATTTCTCATATACCCCACATACAACGAACAGGCATTACCGTCCTTATACAGATCTTCGTGGGCTACCGATGCCTGCCATTGAAGGAAGTGTCCCATGAGGGAAACTACAGGCTGTAAATTCCATTCTTTTTCCGCCGTAAGACCATATTGAAGAAGACGATTCCCGACAGCCACAATCCCCCTTGATGTGTTATACACAGGTTTTTTCAAGGATATGTGTTCGAACGTAGTACGTTTGTTATTAAGATCCGAATAATACAATATAGTCTTTTCTGATACAGGATGAATACCTTCTACAAAATAGTCAACAACCGGTTGGGTTTCTCCGTTGTATCCTACTGTGTTTTGAATGATAACAACCTTAAAATATTCAACTTGACGATCTATGTTAGATACGACAAACCTAATACCTAAATTAGTACGTTCTCCCCATTTTCCATCTTTTTGAGTAATATACTGTTCATCGAATATAGGTACAGGATTAGTGGGATTAGAATAACTTCCAAGTTCGTTTCCAAACTCGTCACAAGGAGCCACAGTAGCCTGGTAGACGCCTGAGCGCAGACTGCCCCCGTACTCTATCTGAGCCGGCTCTATGCACATGGGTTTGAGTAGCGGAAACACCCTAAGTTTCTCACATGCCAGAAAACAACCATTCCCCTGCATGAACTTTTTCCTATCGTATTCTTTATCGCATATCTTATACCCATGATAATGATACCATATATCACCTTCATCATCAGGAGTCAGAGCCTTGTCTACAATAACATACCTGGGAGGATTATAATCGTCAGTCCAGTAAATACATTTCCCACATTTCTCTGTCTTTATTTCTATGGTTTTTATAGGATGATAGATAGAGAACTTAAGGCACGGATCTTGCTCGTTGTCTTCCAGCAAGGTCTTCATGCCAGAACACAACGACTCCGATCCTTCTACCATAGATTCTATATCGGAATCGGATAAGATACTTGTATCGGATTCAGGCTTGAAATAAGTTATCTTAGATACGCCTGTTTCAGGATTTGTTATAAAAAAATAGATATTGCCCGAAGTAAGATCATTCTTGTAACCAATAACCTTAAATCCATCGAAATCAATGCATTTAAGATTACTGTGCTCGTTAGATCTCATCCCAACATTACCATCCTCGGATTCGATGTTGGCATTCAAGGCAAACGTATAATGCTGATCCGTAAGACTCGACGGATGCAGATCTCGGTTCATACCTGTTTGAGGAACCGCTATGTTTCTGTTATCTTCTGCTGCCATTTTATAACTGTTTGTCACAAAGATAGCAAAAGAGATTTAATCATGGATTTCTAAAGTAGGTGAAGAAAAGAAATACATTTTCAGTCTCCTACTTTATCGATCACACCTACATAAAAATCGGGGATAGGATTATCATTGAAATTTCTTATTTGAATATCAACATAATTATAGAAATAATCATCAACTGGATCCATTATCGTCACATTACTTTCTAAAACCCCGTCTTTGTATGAATACAGTTCCTCATGTTCGGAATCAATGTGAAAAATATATCTTGGTAAATCCTGGGTATTAACTGTTAGATGATTATTAAACAAACTGCATTTAGAATGATCAGCAGACAGAAGTAACAATAGAAATGTATATGAAAACTTATCTCTTATTATAATATCACGATTAGATGATACATTAGACAAAACTTTGGATAAATCAAATTCTCCAAAACTTATCTTGAATTTCTTTCTTCTTATTGGAGTTATATATACTGGGCTATTAACTACAATATTATTCCATTTAAATTGACTCCCTTCCATTACAGGAGAGAAACAATTACCCATCACCATATTAACATTTTCAAATCTTCGTCTCATAACATCTACTTATAATTTATATCTTTTACCCCTAATTAACACAGTGCCATCGCCACCTTTCGTCGATTTTCCCGATGCATTTCCCCCAGCTCCAC